AAGATAAATGTACTAGTACTCCCTAGTGACCAATCAGGAGTAGGAAAATTCAGATCAGTTGACCCCCACGTTAAATTACAAAATATGTATCCAGATGATTTCCATGTGGATATTGACTACGAACCAAAAATAAATGATATAAATTACTGGAAAAAATACCAAATTGTACATTTTCATAGAAGTATCGGGACTGATTATGATAACTGCCCTAACATAATAAAAATGTTACAATCAATGGGTATTGTTGTTGTTGCTGATATTGATGATTATTGGTTACCAACAAAAGAACATCCGATTCATCAGTTGATTATTCAAAACAAATTACACGAAAAGATAACAACAAATCTTAAAGCGGCTGATTGTGTTATTACAACAACAGAACTTTTTGCAAATGAGATAAAAAAATACAATAAAAATGTAATTGTATTACCAAATGCTGTTGACCCAGCTGACCCACAATTTAATGAACCAACACCAACGTCTGATAAAATTAGAATTGGTTGGCTAGGTGGTTCTTCACACTTACACGATTTAAAATTACTTGATGGTATGGTTTCTAAACTTTCACCATTCCAAGATAAATTACAATATTATGTTTGTGGTTTTGATATTCGTGGTACTGTAACAGAAATTAACCAACAAACAGGACAAAAAACACAAAGATCAATAAAACCAGAAGAAACTGTTTGGGTTAAATACGAACAAATTTTTACAGACAATTACAAAATTATTACACCAAAGTACAAAGATTATTTAGATACATTTACAGAAAATGATTATCCTGGTGTTTTAGATGAAAACTATGTTAGAGTTTGGACAAGACCTGTCACAAGTTATGCAAAAAACTATTCTAAATTTGATATTTCTTTAGCACCAATTAAAAACCATATCTTTAACCGAATGAAGTCTCAACTTAAAGTTATTGAGGCTGGGTTTTATAAAAAAGCATTAATTGCATCAAATGTTGGTCCCTACACGATTGATTTAAAACATGCACTTAAGAATGGACAATTTACAGATGGAAACGCATTACTTGTAAATGAAAATAATAATCACAGTGATTGGGCAAAAAATATTAAAAAGTTAGTTGAAAATCCTAATATGATTACAGATCTTGGTGAAAGATTGTATGAAACAGTAAAGGATAGATACGACTTAAATAAAGTTACAGAAACAAGAGCACAATTTTACAAATCTTTAATTAAATAAAAATGATTAATATTCCAATAACAAAAATTTTATTTCTAGATATTGAAACTGTTGGTGGTTGTCCAGATTTTGAATCCTGTCAAAAGTTTAGTCCAGAAATTGCGGACCAGTTTAATAAATATTTTGATTGGTTTTTAAAAAGATTTCCAGAAGACAATGGTTTAACAAAAGACGAAGTTTTTACAAAAAGAGCGGCACTTGTTCCAGAGTTTGCAAAAATTGTTTGTGTATCTGTTGCATTTGTTTTAGATAACGGCGAAACAAAAAAACAATCTTTTTCTGGTGAAGATGAAAAAAAACTATTAAAAGAAGTTAGAACATTACTTGATAGATGTGAAAACCTTGGGTTTTATCTTTGCGGTCATAACTTAAAGAATTTTGATATTCCGATGCTTGCAAAAAGAATGATTATAAATGGAATCCGCCCCTCAAAAATTCTTCCGTCTTATGATACAAAACCTTGGGAAATAAAAGCAATTGATACAAAAGAAATTTGGCAGTATGGTTCTTATACATCAATAGGTTCTTTAGATTTATTATGTTCTTGTCTTAATATACCAACACCAAAGGACGGTGAAATAACTGGTGCTAATGTACATTCTGCATACTGGGAAGAACAAAAAATAAAAGAAATTACAGAATACTGTGAAAAAGATGTGGAGGTATTAATCGAAGCAATAATGAAATTAAAAAGTTTAGAATGAGTGATAATATAGAAAATTTGTTTGACGATTCAATCGCAGATATTGATTACAATAAAATATTAAATGAATTTGGAATAGACGTTGAAACCCTTGAAAAAGAACTTGGTGTTTATCAACCGACAATAGATTTAAAATTTTCAAAAGAAAACAATGGAGTATTAACGCCAGAATACGCATATCCATCAGATTCTGGATTTGATTTATATTCAACAGAAGAATTAACAATTGAACCATTTGGAAGAGTATTAGTACCGACCGGATTACGAGTTGATATACCAGAAAATTATGAAATCCAAGTTAGATCAAAAAGTGGTTTGGCACTTAAACAAGGATTGATGGTTTTAAATTCACCAGGTACTGTTGACCAGGGATATACAGGTGAAATTAAAGTTATACTTTTTAACACAACAAATAGTAATGTAAAAATATTAAAAGGACAAAAGGTCGCACAAGCTGTTTTATGTCCTGTTGTTAGCGGAAGGTGGGTTAGATTAAAAGAAATTAAAAACGTAGAAGACAAAGATAGGTCTGATAAAGGATTTGGAAGTACAGGAATATGATTACAATAGGATATTCAACAAGACAACATAACCCAACTTTAATAGAATATTATAAAAAAGCTTGTGGTGGTGGAAAGAAAATTGAGGTTATTGAAAAAGTTAATAACGGTGAAAAAGGACTTGCTCAAGTTTACAACGAAATATTAAATGAAGCTCAAAATAATATTGTGGTTTTTTGTCACGATGATATTGAGTTTGATACAAATAATTGGGGTGAAAAATTATTAAAGCTTTTTAATAAAAATCCAGAGTTTGGTATAATTGGAATTGCTGGGACAACAGATTTAATTGATGGTCGTTGGTGGACACTAAAAGAATCAATGACTGGTATTGTTTCACACAAACACGAAGGTAAAAAATGGACAAATACTTATTCACAAGACCAGGGAAACAAACTAAAAGAAGTTGTTGTTCTTGATGGATTATTTTTTGCTGTTGATAAGACAAGAATCCAAAGGGGATTTGATGACTCATTTGAAGGTTTCCATTTTTATGAAATTCCTTTTTGTCTTGAAAACTATTTGAATGGTGTTAAACTTGCTGTTACAACACAAATTCGTGTGACGCATATGTCTATTGGTCAAACAAATGAACAATGGGAAAAAAATAAAATTAAGTTCGAAGAAAAGTATAAAGAAGCTATACCAATTAGATTAACAAATAATAAAACTTTGGAAGAAAAGATGGTCCTTGATATATCTAAAGTTGGTATTGGTATGACCACATATAAAGCCGAACATAGAATAAAACAATCGGCATTTACGGTACCAAAATGGATGAAGAATTTTGTAATTGTAAACGATGGTACACCATACGATAGCTCTTCATATCCAGAACAAGCACACATCATACAACACGAAAAAAACCAGTGTGTTGGTGCGGCAAAAAATACCGCAATGAAATATCTTTTAGAACAAGGATGTGAACACATATTTTTAATGGAAGATGATATTTTAATTAAAGATGAAAAAGTTTTTGAAGAATATATTAGACATTCAGTTTTATCTGGTATAAAACATTTAAATTTTGCATTACACGGACCAGCAAATAAAAAAGGATCAACTGGTTTTACAACACTTGAAGATAGACAAGATGTTGATGGTGAACCAAACCCAAGAATGATTATGCCTTATCCAGAAGGAATTAAAATTGTTCTTTATCCAAACTGTGTTGGTGCTTTTTCATATTACCACAAATCGGTTTTAGACAAGATTGGTTTATTTGATCCAGTATTTAAAAATGCTTGGGAACACGTAGAACACACTTACCAAGCAATTAAAAATAAATTCCATCCTCCTTTCTGGTATTTTGCCGACATTGAAAATAGTTGGAAGTTTTTAACCGACATTCCAAATTCAATACAGGAAAGTACAATTGCCAGAACACCAGAATGGAATGAAAATTTTAGAGTTGGTACAGAACACTATAAGAAAAAACACGGTATGGCACCAACAGAAACACCAGTTGTTCATCCACAAGTTGTTTACAACACAATAAATTATTTATACTCAACAAGATAATATGATAGATTTTAAAGACGTAACTTTCATTATCCCAGTAAGGTTTGATAGTGAAGATAGAAAAAGAAATTTTAGAATTACAATTGCATTTCTAGAAAAACATTTTGATACCAACATAATTGTTATGGAGTCAGACAAGACTTCAAATGAAGAATTTGTTAAATCAATATCAGAAAAATTAACTTATGTTTTTGAAAAAAATGATAGTCATTTATTTCATAGAACAAAAATGTTAAATGATATGACCAAGATGTCTAAAACAAATTTTGTTGTAAACTACGATATTGATGTTTTATTTAAACCAGAACAGTACGTTGCATCTAGATTTGCCTTGGGTACTGGTGCTGATTTTGTTTTTCCGTATGCTGGTAAATTCTATGATATACCACCAACATATTTTGATAATATATCAAATAACGAATTTGATAAGATTAGTTTAGACTCTTGTACATTATTTAATCCAAATTCATTGGGTGGTGCAATATTCTTTAAAAAAGACTCTTACACTAAAATTGGTTTGGAAAATGAAAACTTTGTTTCCTGGGGTCACGAAGACTGGGAAAGAATTGGAAGAATAGAAAAAATGGGTCATAAAATTTATCGAATAGATGGTGTATTATATCATTTAACACACCAAAGAACACATAACAGTTCTGATGCAAACCCTATGTATAACCATAATGGAAATGAATATAGAAAAGTTATGTCGATGAATAGAGAACAATTAGTGGAACACATAAAAACTTGGGATTGGATTAAATGATTGGCGTTAATTTAGCTGGAGGTTTAGGGAACTACTTGTTTCAAATATCAGCGGCATACAGTTTTGCTCTTGATAACAATGACAGTTTAGTGGTTGATGAAAGTAAAATTGTAACAGTTCATAAACACATGTCAACCTACAAAACTAATATTTTTAGAAATTTAAACTATGGTTTAGTTTTTTATGAAAACCAATATCAAGAACCATTTTTTCATTATAAAAAAATTCCGAACTTAAAAAATTTATTTATAAATGGGTATTTTCAGAGTGAAAAATATTTTTTAAAATACCGTGAAGAATTATTAAAATTATTTTCAATTGATGATTTTAATAAAAGTTTACTTGAAAAAAAATATGGTCATATTGATTTTGAGGATTCCTGTTCTATTCACGTTCGTCGAGGTGATTATTTAAAATATGCAAATATACACCCAACTTTAACACCAGAGTACTACCAAAAATGTATTAGTGAAACTACATCTAAAAACATATTAATTTTTTCTGATGATATTTTGTGGTGTAAAGAAAATTTAATTTTCCAGGATAAAAATGTAATTTTTATTGAGGGGAATACAGACTATAATGATTTATGGTTAATGTCTATGTGTCGTGAAAATGTTATTGCAAATTCTACATTTTCTTGGTGGGGCGCTTGGTTAAATAATAACAAAAACAAAAAAGTGTTTGCACCAAAAATTTGGTTTGGTGCGCATTCAAAACACATTACAGATGATTTAATACCAAAAGAATGGAAAAAAATATAAAAGCGACAACGTTGGGTACTTTACACAAAGAACTTTTTTTTAATAAAAAAGTTTCAATAGCTTTTGATTTACCAACAACTATAGTCGATGCCGACTTTAAGGTTCTGGTACAGATAGAACCACCATCAATTAAAGACATAGTACAAATGATTATATATAGTCAAAATAAATTTGATATAATTTTTGCTTGGAATAATGACATACTTAATAAATGTCCGAATAGTGTTTTATTCCCTTTTGGGTCTTGTTGGATTAATGAAGAAGACCAAAAAATAAATGAAAAGACAAAAGAAATTTCAATTATAGCCTCACCCGCAAGCAGAACAGTTGGTCATAAATTAAGACACGACATTATACAAAGTAATATTATGGAATTGGATTTATTTGGTGGTGGTTATAATCCGATTGAAAATAAAATTACTGCACTTAAAGATTACAGGTTCTCAATCATTATTGAAAATGAAAAAATAGACAACTGGTTTACAGAAAAAATTATAGATTGTCTTATGACCGGAACAATTCCTATTTATTGGGGATGTCCAAATATTGGTAATTATTTTGATACTAGGGGTTTTATAATTGTAGATTCCATTGAGGAGTTAATATCTAAAAAAAATATGTTAAACGAAACTACATATTCTGAAATGTTACCCTATATTAAAATTAACTTTGAATTGGCAAAAAAATATACGGATTTTTGGTCAAGAATAGAAGAAGAAATAAATAAAAAATTAAACGCATGAAATTTTCAATTGTAATACCAACATACGAATATAATGGGTTAGCAACTAAATTGTTAGATAAATTACTAGAAAGTATTAATCAACAAACTTTTAATGATTTTGAAATTATTGTCGTGGATCATAGTTTAGATGATGTTATAGAAAAGTATTTAGAGAGTTACCCAAACTTAAAAATAAAGTACATAAAAAACAACATTGGTAGAGGTAACTCATCTATTAATATGAACGTTGGAATTAAAAATTCTCTTGGTGAGTTTATCAAAGTAATGCATATGGATGATTGGTTTTGTAATCCTAAAACTTTAGAGTTAATAAATAATGCAATTAATGAAAACACATTAAAAAAATGGGGTGGTGTTGGTTTTAATCATTTTTACGAAAACTTACAGACAACTGATAGACCAATTTTACCATATATTGATTCAAATATTAGAACATTAATTGGCTGTCCAAGCGTTTCTTTTTTTATTAACGATAAAGAATCTTTAAATCTTTTTGACGAAAACTTAATCATAATTAATGATTCAGATATGCACATAAGATTAGGTAAAAAATATGGTGAACCAATTTTTATTAACGAATATTGTGTGACGGTAAGAATGTCAGATAATCAAGTTTCTAATTTAGTTTCACACGAAAAACACACAAATGAAATAAACTATTATAAAACAAAAAACTTCTTATGAATTTACTATCAGAAATCGCAAATAAATATGCGTCAGATAAAGGTACTATTGCACCATCGGTTGGGCATCACGGACCAAGACTCCATTTTACCTCCGTTTACGGTGAATATATGGAAAAAATTAGATTTGAAAAACTTAACATTTTAGAAATCGGTGTTGGTTCAGGACCATCACTAAGAATGTGGTATGATTATTTCCCAAATTCAACTATCCATGCAATTGATGTTGTAAACCAAAATGATAAAAATAATGAAAGAGTAACAACTTATGTTTGTGATCAATCAAGTAGAGCTGAATTAGATGAATTAGCATCAAGAATTGGCGGGTTTGATATTATCATAGATGATGGTTCACACGTTATTTCACACCAACAAATTTCACTTGGTACTTTATTTAAATATCTTAAAGAAGGTGGACAGTATTGGGTTGAGGATTTACATACTTCTGACTCTGAAGTATGGCAAGGAAAAAATCTATATGGTTACGATATGTCTTTTAAAGAAGGTGAAGATAGTGTTTCTGTTTTAGAATCTTTTATTGGGACAAAAAAATTTAATAGTCCATTTTTAAATGAAAACGAAAATCAATACTTAACAGATAACGTAAAAGAATGTAAAATGTTTGAATTACCGAAAACAATGTGGGGTATAAATAAATTATGTTTATTGACAAAATGAAAAAATATTGTGGTGATTTGATTTGCACTGACGCAAACACTGATTTTATGATCAAGGATGATTTTATGGTTTCATACAATGAAGTTGTAAACACAGATACTAAAGGTTATTTGGGTAATTACGATATTAGATGGAGAATACACACAATTCTCTGGGCTGCTCACACCGTTAAAGATTTAGAAGGTGATTTTGTTGATTGTGGTGGTGGATTTGGATTTTTTATGTCGTCAATATATAAGTACTTGGATTTTGAGAATATAAGTAAACAGTATTTTATGTTTGATAGTTTTAAAGGAACAAGTCCTGAATACGATAACACTAATCATTTTTCTAAATATGGAAGTTGGTATGATGATGTTGTTAGAAATCATAGTAATAAAAAAAATCTATCAATTATTGAGGGGTATTTACCAAGCACACTTAAAACGGTAGACATTAAAAAGATTTGTTTTTTGAGTGTTGATTTAAATTCGTATAAACCGGAGATTGAGTGTATGGAAGTACTTTGGGATAAAATAGTGCCCGGTGGTATTATTGTTTTGGATGACTATGGGTTTCCAGGTTGTGAATCACAACTTTATCACCATAATGAATTTATAGAGAAAAAAAATAAAAAAATATTAACATTACCTACGGGCCAAGGTTTAATTATTAAATAAAAATGATAGTAGGAGAATACACATACGGACAACAAAATATTAAAAAAATTTTTGTAAATGAGTTTCCTAACGTAAATTTAATAATTGGTAAATTTTGTAGTATTGCTTCAAATGTTAGTGTATATTACGGACATGGTTACCACGATTCAAATAATGTATCAACCTACCCTTTTGGGTATGTTCATAATAATATTTTTTTATCTAACAAATTAAACAACGGTAAAACAAATGGTGATATAATTATCGGCAATGATGTGTGGATAGGAGATAACGTTACCATAATGAGTGGTTGTAAGATTGGGGATGGTTCAGTTTTAGCAACTAATTCTCATGTTGTTAATAATGTTCCGCCTTATTCTATATATGGTGGTAATCCCGCTAAATTAATTAAGTATCGTTTTGATGAGGATACTATTGAAAAACTGATGTTAATAAAATGGTGGAATTGGGATTTGGAAAAAATTAAACAAAATCTTCATTTATTAAATAATAATAATATAAATAAATTTATTGAGTCACATTTATGAAAATATTAATAACTGGTGGTGCTGGTTTTATTGGTACCAAAATTTGTAATAAATTAAAAGAAAGTTTTGAAATAATTGTTTTAGATAATTTTTCAGAACAGGTACACGGTAATGAAAAACCAAAGTTACTTGAAGGTGTTGAATACGTTTTTGGCGATGTTACAAATATTGATGACTGGAAAAAGGTTATATCAAAAAACCCAGACTATATTATTCATCTGGCGGCAGAAACTGGTACTGGACAATCTATGGATGAAATCACTAGATATGTTAATACCAATGTTGTAGGAACTTCAGTTATGTTAGAATTTTTAAACAAAAATGAAAATAATGTAAAAAAAATAATTCTATCATCAACAAGGGCAGTTTATGGTGATTTGGAAAATAACTCTGAAACATCAATAGTCGACCCAAAATCTGTTTATGCTGTAACAAAACTTGCTCAAGAAAACTTAATAAAAACATCAAGTAAAGTTCCTTATACAATTTTAAGATATCAAAATGTTTTTGGTGATGGGCAAAGTTTAAATAACCCGTACACTGGTATCATAAGTATTTTTAGTAATTTATTTTTAGAGAATAAATCGGTTACGATATTTGATAATGGAATACCGACAAGAGATTTTATTTATGTTGAGGATGTTGTAGATGTAACAATAAAATGTTTAGAAAACACCTCAACTAATTATAAAACATATGACGTTGGTACTGGGACTGAAATAAAAATTTTAGATGTTACACATAAACTAAAAAAATTGTCTAATAGTACATCTGAAATTATAATAACTGATTACCATAGAGATGGTGATATAATGTTTGCTAAAGCTAACACAACAAAAATAAAAACTGATTTAAATTGGGAACCAAAATTTACAATTGAAGATGGGTTAAAATTTTTTTATAATTGGTTTAAAGCGGAAAAAAATTTATGAAAATATTAATAACTGGTGGTAGTGGTTTAGTTGGTAACAACTTAAAAAAATATCTCCCAGATGGTATTTATCTTTCCTCAAAAGATTATGATTTAACAAAAGAATCGGATGTAATTAGTATGTTTGAAAATCATAAACCAAATGTTGTAATTCATTTAGCGGCAAAGGTTGGTGGTATTTTAGACAACATAAATAAACCAGCAGAATATTTTACAGAAAATGTTTTAATGAATACTTTATTAATTGAGTATGCAAGAAAATATAATGTAGACAGATTTATTGGGATTTTGAGTACTTGTATCTTTCCAGATATTATGGAATCCTACCCGATGAAAGAAACAGATTTACACTTTGGCCCACCAACAAGTACTAATTTTTCATATGGGTATGCAAAAAGAAGTATGGCAGTACAAATAGATGCGTACAACAAACAATATGGTACAAAATATCAATACTTAATTCCTTGTAATTTATATGGGTTAGGTGATAAAGACCACGAATCTAATAGTCATTTTATTACAGCATTGGTTAAAAAAATTTTTATAGCAAAACAAAATAATGAAAAACATATAACCTTATTTGGTGATGGTACACCATTAAGACAGTTTATGTTTGCCGATGATTTTGCAAAAATAATATATGAAGTAATTACCAAAAATATTTATGAAAATTTTAATATTGCCGGTAATGAAAATTTAACAATAAAAAAAATGGCTGAAATTGCTTTAGACTCTTGTGATGCCAAAGATTTGGAAATAAGGTGGGATTTAACAAAACCAAATGGTCAATATAGAAAGGATGTTTGTACAAATAAATTAAAATCTTTACTAGCAGAATTTGAACCATTATCCTTATCTCAAGGAATAAAATTAGTTTATAAAAGTTATTATGATAAAGTTAGTTAACGACACAATAAATAAAGAAGATATTAATGCTCTAGTTGAATGGTTATCTCAAGATGAAATACCTAGATTAACTAAGGGTGATTTAACATTAAAGTTGGAGGATTTATGGGCGAAAAAAATTGGAACAAAATATTCTGTATTTGTTAATTCTGGATCTTCCTCAATACTTCTTGCCCTTGCCGCACTTAAGTATTCAAATAAATTAAAGAATGAAAAAGTTGTTGTTCCAGGTTTGAGTTGGGCAACAGATGTTAGTTCACCAATGTTACTTGGTATGCAACCAATTATGTGTGATTGTAATTTAGATGATTTATCTTGTGATTTAGAAAATCTAGAACAAATCTTTAAAACAGAATCACCATCGACACTAATATTAGTGTCGCCATTAGGGTTAGTACCAGATATGGAAAAAATAGTTTCAATGTGTGAAAAATATGATGTTATATTATTGGAAGATGTTTGTGAAAGCATGGGATCTAAACACAAAGAAAGATATTTAGGTTCTTTTGGTTTTGCATCATTTTTTTCAATGTATTTTGGTCACCATTTAAGTACTATTGAAGGTGGGTTTATCAACACAAATGATGAAGATTTTTACCACACATTACTAATGATGAGAAGTCACGGTTGGGATAGAGATTTACCAAAAGAAAAACAAATCGAATTAAGACAAAAATATAATGTGGATGATTTTGATTCTTTGTATAATTTTTATTTACCAGGTTTTAATTTGAGGTCAACAGACTTACAAGCGTTTATTGGTTTAAGAGCTATTGAAAAATTGGATGGGTATTCAAAAAGAAGAAATCAAAACTTTTTTGAGTATAGAAATAATATTAAAATAAACGAACTTACAATACCAATTAATGAAACTAATTTTATATCAAATTTTGCATATCCAATTGTATCATTAAATAAAAAAGAAATTGTTAGTAGGTTAATTGAAAATGGTGTTGAGGTACGTCCTTTGATTGCTGGTAATATGTCAAATAAACCTATGTGGTATGAAAACTATGGGCTTGTTAGTTTACCAAATTGTGAAAAAGTAAATGAGTATGGTTTTTATATTCCAAACCACCAAAATCTTACATCAGAAGAAATAAACTTTATTTGTAAAATAATTAATAATGCATAGATTATATAAACCCGCCAGGTCTAAAGAGGCAAACAGAGGTTTATTTTCATATCTAACAGAATCTGTGTTAAATATGGTAAACTTTATTAAGTTAAATGGGGACGTTGATATAAAATATTATCACGATTTGTTTGATATACCGGGTTACGGAAATAAAAATATGTTTGACATCTCTTTATTTCAAGACGAAAATGATTTTAAAGTAAATAATCATCTTTACACAAATATAGAATTGTTTCCAAACGATTTAAACCTTGATTGTTATAATGTAGAAAACCTTAATCAGGATATTAGATTGATAAGTGAAAAAATAATCAAAGATTTTTTTATACCTAATGAAACTTTAAATGAATTATTTAATAAAAGACATAGTCAAATTAACTTTAATACAACCGTTGGGGTTCATAGGAGATCAACAGATATTTGGAGTCACTATAAAATTGTAAACATAGAAGATATTTTTAATGAGGTTGAGTCTAATGAATTTGATAATGTTTTTTTAATGTGTGATAACATTTATGACACCAATAAATTTAAACTAAGATATGGGAATAAGCTAATAACTTATGATATGTTTACTTCCAAAAATATGATTTTACCTTTTTTTAAAATAAATAACCCAATTGAAGATATCCATAATCATATTATGGAGTTACTATTCGGAGTTTTTACGTTATCTAAAACAAAAAATTTTATATGCACAAAATCTAACATTTCTTCTTTTTGTATTTTATCTAATTCTAAATTAAACTATAAATTACTTACTAAATGAAAATAGCGCTTATAACAGGAATAAATGGACAGGATGGTTCATATCTAGCAGAATTTTTGCTTAATAAAGGGTATGAAGTACACGGAACTTTAAAAAGAAATTCAGTTTCTGAAAACCAAACATCAAGACTTGATGATATTTATGACCAACTAAAATTACATTATGCTGATTTAACAGATTTGTCATCTTTAATTAATGTTATACAAAAAACAAAACCAAACGAAATTTATAATTTGGCAGCACAATCACATGTTCGTATTTCATTTGACCAACCAATATATACTGCAAACGCTACTGGTTTAGGAACATTGAATATGTTAGAAGCAATTAAACTTGTTGACCCAACAATTAAGTTATACCAAGCGTCTTCTTCTGAAATGTTTGGAAACAATATTGATGAAGACGGATACCAAAGGGAATCAACACCGATGTCTCCAGTATCACCTTACGGATGTGCAAAAGTATTTTCATATAACATTTGTAGAAACTATAGAAATTCTTACAATATGTTTATATCAAATGGAATTTTATTTAATCACGAATCACCAAGACGTGGAACAAACTTTGTAACAAATAAGGTTTGTAAGGAAGCGGTAAAAATTAAACTAGGTTTATCAAACCAATTAAAACTTGGTAATTTAGATGCTACAAGAGATTGGGGACATGCAAAAGATTATGTTGAGGCAATGTGGATGATATTACAACAAGATGTTCCAGACGATTTTGTTTGCTCAACAGGGATTTCTCACTCAGTAAAAGAACTTGTTGAATATGTGTTTAATAAGTTAGAGTTAGACTGGAAAAAATATTTAACAATTGATGAAAAATTTTATAGACCCGAAGAACTTTCCGATTTGAAGGGTGACTCAAAAAAACTAAGGGATATCACCGGGTGGACACCGACGTATACGTTCGAAACAATGCTAGACGAGATGATAGACTATTGGCTAAACAAACTAAAAAAAGACTATGACCAGAAAGAAAGTTACACAGAATGATGAATCAGAATCAAAACCATTTTCAAGAAAAGAATTTATAAACTCTGTAATTAAAAAAAGACAAAAAAATAAATTTTTATCAGAACATCAGGAAACTTACTATGACATATTAAAATCAAATGAAATAACAATAGCTTCTGGACCTGCTGGAGTTGGTAAATCATTTATTGCAATGAAAGCAGCTGTTGATTTACTTATGGACCCAAATAATTCATATGAAAAAATCATAATTGTTAGACCCGCGGTTGAGGCCGAAGAAAAACTTGGGGCACTTCCTGGTAACCTAGAAGAAAAGTTAGATCCATATATTTTTCCATCTTATTATCTTTTAAATAAAATTATCGGTAAAGACGCTAGAGAAAAATTAAAAGATGCTGAAATCATTGAGGTATTTGCTCTTGCATATATGAGAGGTATGAATATAGACAATTCAATCCTGATATTTGAAGAAGCACAAAATTCAACACCAAATCAAATGAAGTTACTCTTGACAAGAATAGGTTACAATAGTAAATTCTTTATATCTGGAGACTTAGAACAAACTGATAGATATAAAGACAAAAGACAATCTGGACTTTATGATGCCATACAAAGATTTAATGGTATTCCAGATATTGGTGTTTATGATTTTAGAAATGCTAAAAATGTTCGTAACCCATTAATTAGTAAAATTTTAGCAAAATATGATGAAAATAGGGATTGAGATTAATGGTGTTTTAAGAGATACTATAGAAAAATTTAAACAGGTTTATGAAAAACATTTAATTGATTCTACTGAATTTGAATCTGTTGATAAAAAGTATGAACTAACGTTTTCTGGTGAAACAAATGAGGTTGTTGAGATTAACGAAGATTTAACAATTAATAATTTTGAATATAAAATTTTAAATCCGGTAACTTCATTAAGTCTATTAGACCATTTTGCTTTTCCATCAAAAGATGATTTATATAATTTTATGTATAAAGAATATACTATGGAATTGTTTGGTCACGCACCATCATCAGAAATGAATACGTTTAATGTTCTTAATGAGTTATATTATGATTTAAGAGATGAATATGATTTACTCATAGTTTCTGATGAGATTGGTAAATCAAAACCAGCTTCACTTTTCTTCCTTTCAAAATTTGGTTGTTTATTAGAAAAAATAATTTTTTATTCTGAAACAACAAAGAATGATATGTGGGACAATGTAGATATTTTAATCACATCAAATCCAGATTTAATACTTAACAAACCAGAAGGTAAAATTGTTGTAAAATTTTTACGTGATTACAATAAAAACATTAAGTCTGAATTGGAAATATCTACTTTATCAGATTTTAACTTATTATTAAAAAAAATAACTAAAGAATATGTTTAAAATATTTAATGAAATCTATTACGTTGACATTGATGCTATTGATGAATATGTACAATTTACGGCTGAAGTGCTGGAAGATGATGTCGAAACTGAAGGTGATGTCGCAGAACTAAAAGAAGAAAAACAAATTCATTTAGTAAAATATGAATTGGTTAAAAATTTCTTAGAAACTGTATTAACAGAAGCAAATGAAGTTGATGAAGATTTAGGTATGAAATCAAACGAAGTTTCTATACCATTTAAAATTGCATTTAATTCGTTATTAATTAAGAAAATAATAAATAAAATATAAAAAAAGTATGAATACCGAACAGATAAAAAAATTAGAAAAAGCGGTTCAAAGTATGAAGGACAAAAAATCTAGATTGTATTTTGTTGTCCAAGATACCAAAGGAAACGCAAAAGGTTCAGTTAGACTGACTTATCAAATTGCAATGACGTTAAAAAAGAATGGTTATAATCCAATCATCCTTCACGAAAACAAAGAATATATTGGTGTTGCTGAATGGTTAGGCGAAAACTATATGTCAGAACTACAACACAAATCAATAGATGATGGTAATTTAGAAATTTCACCAGATGACATTCTTATCATCCCTGAAATTTTTGGTTACATTATGGACCAAGTTAAAAAATTACCTTGTGGTAAAGTTGTATTAGCACAAGCTTATGACCATATTTTTGAAACGTTGCAACCAGGTGAGAACTGGCAACAACTTGGGTTTTTTAAATGTATAACAACTTCTGAAACTCAGAAAAAATACATTGAGCAATTTATGAGAAAAGTTTCATTTGAAATTATTGAGCCAGTAATTAGCGAGTGTTTTGTAAAAAATGAAAAACCAGCAAAAACTATTATTTCTATTCATTCAAGAGATCAAAGAGATACTGTTAATTTAATTAAACAGTTTTATGTTAAATTCCCACAATATAGATGGATTACATTTAGAGATTTAAGAGGTCTTACAGAAAATGAATTTGCTCAAGCACTAAAAGAAAGTTTTGTTTCTGTTTGGATTGATCAGACAAGTGGTTTTGGTACTTTCCCACTAGAATCTATGAAATCTGGTGTTCCTGTAATCGGTATGTTACCTCACTTACAGCCAGAATGGTTAAACGAAGATAATGGAATTTGGTTAGCAAACAAAAATTCATTGGTTGAGGTTATTGCTGATTTCACACAAAATTGGTTAGAAGATAACTTAAACCCAGAACTTTTTGAAGCTATGGATAAAACAGTTAGTAAACATTCTGACTTGGATAAATTTGAACATAATGTTTTAAGTGTTTTTTCAGAAATGATTGAAACAAGAATGAAAACATTCGAAGAACAACTAAATAAATTTGAAACAATTGATTAATATGGAAAGTAAAAATACAATATCGGTTATATTACCAATAAAGTCTGGTAAAGCAATAGACTTTGAAGAATTTTTTGAAAAGGCAATAACTTCAGTAAAAAACCAAGAAGGTTTAGTTAGTGAATTAATAATTGTACACGTAGGTGAAGATTATTTTAGAAATTATGTTTCTGCTTTTGATTTTGGAGACATAAATGTATTCATCGAAGAATATGATGGTACTCCTAGTTTTGCAAACCAGGTTAATTACGGTGTAAGTAAAGCGACATCTGAATGGGTTTCTATTTTAGAGTTCGATGATGAATATTCAAATATATGGTTTAAGAACGCAAAAAGTTATATGGATATCTATGGTGATGTTGACGCTTTTTTACCAATTGTTGTTGATGTAGATTATAAAGGTGTTTTTGTTGGGTTTACTAATGAGGCAACTTTTGCCGCAAACTTCTCAACTGAAATGGGATACTTAGACAATGAAACTCTACTTACATATCAAAACTTTCAAATATCTGGAATGGTGATAAGAAAAAAATCTTTTGTTGATTTTGGAATGTTAAAAGACTCATTTAAGTTAACATTTGGATATGAGTTCTTATTAAGAATGACTAATAACAACGTTAAAATTATGACGATTCCAAGAATTGGTTATAAACATATGAACTTAAGAGAGGGGTCAATTTTCTGGAACTACAAAAATAGTGACGATAGATTGTCTGAAGATGAGGTAAAATTTTGGATTGATTCAGCTAAAAAAGAATATCTATACATCAAAGAACGAGATATAAAATATGAACCACAAGAAGTTTAATGTTGATTAATGAAGAGAACAACGAACAATGTGATGATAAGAAAAAGAAAGGAAGAAAACCAAAAGTAAAAAATTATTTTGCTGAAATAGAAGAGAATGCCGTAAGAGATTATCTTAAAGCAACCACATTTGAGGAAAAAAATAAAATTTACAATGATTTTTTAAAACATCCTTTAGATAAAATGATATCGTCAATAATACGACGATACAAATTATACAGAAAAGATATGGATTACGAAGAAGTCCATATTGATACACATTCTTTTTTGATGACTAAAATTGATAAATTTAAACCATCAAAAGAAAAAAAAGCATATTCATATTTTGGTACTATTTGTAAAAATTATTTGATGGGTCAAATAATGAAAGATCAAAAAGAAATGAACAGAAAAATTTCGTATGAAGACATTTCTAGTGATTTACAAAATAGTCCTGATATGGTTTATTATATCGATAATGAAGATATTACTAGTGAAGAAATTATGAAAAAATTTCTTGAAAAATTAAAATTTTCATTAGATGATAAAAAAATAACAGAACAAGAACATAAACTTGGTCAGTCGTTATTTGATCTTTTTGAAAATTACAAAAACCTTTTTATTGAAACAAATAACAACAATAAATTTAATAAAAATATAATTTTATTTGAATTAAGGGAGATGACAAATCTCACAACAAAAGAAATTAGGTCTTCAATGAAAAGATATAAAAAATTATATTCTGAATTATTACAGGATATTTTGAAAGATTAGTATTTATTATTATGCCAAGACCTCAAAAAAAACAAATTAATCTAACAAAGGAATCAATGTTATCTTTGATGCAAGAAATCTATAATGAACTTGTAGAACAAAGAAATACAGCAATTAGAATCCAAAATAAAATGTTGACTATGATGAAAGAACCAGAAGATATGACTCTTATTGGTCCTGTAATTGAAAAACAACAAAAAATAATAAATGATTGTGTTGAAAAAAAACTCTCACTTTCAAAGCTTCAAGCACAAATCTGGCAAAAATCAAATGATAGAGATGAAGAATTTACTTTATCTGATTTAGATTTAGATGATAGTGTTATGAAATCATTGATAGAAAAAGACACATCAGATAAAAGTTACAAAATGAAAAAATAATGCCAATTGATATTCAAGAAGGATATGAAGCTATTGGTGGTTCGATACAAAAAAATCAAACCTACAAACAACTTTCTAAAGACTATAAAAAGTTAAAGAAGAAGGTAGGGAGTTCTTTTGAAAAAAAGAAATCAAAAGTCACAAAACGTTTTGAAAAGGGAAAATCTAAATTTAATAAGTGGCAAAAAAAACAAAATAGTCAGTTAGATGAGTTATTAAAAATAAAATTCCTTTCAGCTAATGATCAATTTACAGACGGTTTAAAAGACCTTGACCCAAATAAGTTAGAAAAATTTAAAAAGGGTGGGGATGTAAAAAAATATATTATTGGTAAATTTATCACAGCATTAAACGAATTAAAACCAAAAATATTAGACTTATTACAACAAGAGATTTTTAATACAACTGGTTGTTCTGATGACCAAGAATACCAACCAAATCAAGACTTATATATTAACGTAAAATCAATAGACTTTTTAGGGTTATTAAAAGTTGACCCAACAAGTAATATTGGTAAAATTTCATATGAAGAGGCTAATTTAAATTTTCCTAATTATCCATTTTCAATGAATAAGGAATTGTACCAAAGAATACAAAATATTAACCAACAATTTTCTGTTCAGTACTCGTCAAATTACCAAGGTAAGTCATTACAAGATTTATTTGATATTGAATATACTGAATTGGACAATAATGGTGTTTCTGGAAATTACTTTAAAGTAACACCAAAACAAAGGGTTAGTGGTCAAAAAATAAAAGAATTTGTTAAAGATTATTACCAATCAATAGAAATTATAGACTTCAAAAATATTTTTGCAAATTTAATGAATATCCTTACTGGTGCAATTTCTATTGAGAAGGGTGATGGAAAAAATGATTTGGGTGATTTTTATAAAGTATCATTAGTAATACAAAGAATATTAGGTTTATGTTTTGACGGAACAAAAGAAATTGATGTTTCTGGTTCTGCTAAAATTTCAGAAAACGATAATATTGACGATTCTTTTTTTGAATTTGATGAACTTGAGACTTTATTTATTGACCAATCTATTTCTGACGTTTTAAATGGTGTTGTTGAATTTGAGGAATGTTTAACAATTAAATTACCGGTTGATACTACAGCAATAGTTACAGCCGTATCAAATCTAATTTTTGTCCCTGGTTCAAATAATTCAAACACAATCGAAGACGCAACTAATATAACAAATTCATTAACTCAAAATCCAGATTGGTTACCGTTACAAATAAACATTGATGAATCGATGATTAAAGAGTTTCCAAAAGCGGTTGTATTTGCACTATTAACACCAAAAGTAATATTACCTTTGGCGATAGTACTTTTAGCTTTAGGTAATCAAGGACTTAATTTAGTAAAATCATATGTTGATTTTTTCAAAAAATTTAAAGATTTGGTTGTTAATTTGGTTTCAAAAATTTATGCAATTTTTATTAAAATTATTTTTGACTTAGTTGTTCAGGACATTAAACAATTAATTTCAACAATAACTGTCGATATAAAATTAGAAAAAAATAAAAAATCTTTATCAATAATATTTGCATTAACACAAATACTATTAAAAATTGCAGACATTATTGTTGATGTTCGTGAATGTAAAAGTGTTATAGATAATTTATTAAAATTATTAAAATTAGCATCTAGAGGTTTTGGAAATCAAATACCACTTCCTTTATTATTAGCAACAAGATTTTTAAGTGGTTTTTCATCAACTAGGGCTTATCTTAATGTTATTGAAGAATTTGAAAAACTTGGAATACCAACTGGACCACTTCCTGATGGTACGCCAAATAAATTCGTAATTGCAATGAAAGCACTTATTGACGGTATGGATAAAGAAGAAGCAGAAAATGGTCAAGTACAAATTGCAATTGACCCACTATCAATAACACCAATTGGTACAACATTACCAAGTATTGCGTTTGGAAAAAAAGTATAAATATGGAAAAGGTTACAAAAGAAGAAATATTAGAAACGGTATCAAAATACAAGGAAAAATCGAATAAAGATTTAGAAATTGCCCTTGAATTTATAAACACGGAATTTGAAAAGACAAAAGAAAATCTTATTAAGTTAACCGACCATTTAGATAAGTTAGAAATTACATATAATACAATATTAAAGGAATATAAAAATAGAAATGCAAGATAAAAGAATAGTTCTTCCTGGTAAGGTTTTAGATAATGTTGATCCGCTAATGTTGGGAAGAGTAAGAATTGAACCCCAAACAAAACTTGAAAACCAGTCAGTACCAACAAAACCAGATGGTTCACCAAAATCAGTTGATGATTATGCTTGGACTTCAGAAGACCCATTTATCTTTATTCCGTTATTGCCATATTATGTTAATCAAGTTCCAGAAGTCGGCGAATACGTTAATATTATTTATTCAACAAGAGTTGAACCTTTATCAAATAATAAATTTTATGTTCAAGGACCTTTAAGTAGACCTTGGAATAACGAAAGAGAAACATTTTTAAACGCCCAATCAGTTTTAGATAATGGGACATCAATTCAAAAAAGTTACGAACCTAGAAATAGTAAAACTGGTGTTGTACAAGAAATTGTAAAAGACATATACCCATTGCCTGGTGATAATGCACTTTTAAGTCGAGGTACAACAGATGTTGTATTAAAGAAAAATGATGTTTTATTAAGAGCTGGTAAATATAGAAAAATAGTTGTAGAACAATCAAGTGGTGTTGGTGAAATTACACAACCAAATGTTAGACCATACGATAAAAGATCCTTCTTACAATTATCAATATTTGACCAAGAATTGGTAGATGTTGGCACCGAAACTATTGATATAACAAAGTTTGTTGATAAAGATGTGAAAAACTTTGTTGAATGGGATATTTCAAATATTAACCTTACCGCAAATACTGTTGGTGGTTATGTACAAGTAAGTACTGTAAAAAATGTTACAACATCTGATTTTGGGTTTAATACTGGTACTACCGTAAATTGTACTTTAATCCCTAATTCAAAATATGCGTTTACTGGATTAAGTGTTGAGGATTCCATTATTTTTATTAATACGTATATTAGAGGTTTTAATAAAGGTTTTATCAATATTGATGGTTATAACAAATACCCAAATTCTGGAAATTTAATAGGACAATTTCCCTTTGTTTTTGGTCCAAGTATTTCAACCAACGCAAAAATATTAGACACAAGTCCAAGTCCAACAATAGATTCTGTGAAAAATAGTGTGGTAATTAACATTTATAACAAAATAAAACTTTTTGACTCAAGCGATCAACCAGGTTTTGCTGTTATTTGGGATTATAATAGGGTTGGCCCACAGACAATTAAAAGCTCAGCAGATATTGAAAGAGCAGAATATAAAGATAATCCAGTTACTTATGGAACAATGGGTGGTGATTTTCTTTATTTTCTTACTCACCAAACAACTGATGATAAATTTACAATCGATTTAAAAAACACTTTATATGGTATTGACCAACCGACATTTACAGATTATCTAAAAGATAGGACAAATTCTATGGTTAGAGGTGAAGAACTATATAATCTATTAGATAAAATAATAAGATGGATATCAGGACATGTTCATAACCCAATTGAACCGCCTTGTTATCTATCTGGTGAAGGTGAAAATAGTGTTAGTCTAGACGACATACAAAAAGAATTAAACTCAAAAAGATTTTTAAATCCAAATATTCGAATTAATTGATATTTATATTAAAAAAGTAAATGTCGATTCATAATTCATATTTCAGTAGAAATAATACTATTGTTTATAGTGGTGAAACAAACACGGGTAGAAATCCTATAATTGAGTTATTTTATGCCGATGGAGGTGTAAAAATACCTATTGGGTTTTCTAGATGTATATTTGATATTGATTTAACAGAACTTCAAGAAAAGTATAACCAAAAAATTATTTCAACTGGCTGTACAACAAATATAAGACACGTATTACGTATGATTAATACGTCATCATTTAGTAGAGATTTTTTAAACACAAAAACATCAGAAGAAAAGGAAAGGGCAACATCGTTTGATTTAATTGTCTGGAGAATACCTTATGAAGATTTTAATGAAACTTTACCTCAATATTGGGACGAAGGTGTTGGTTATGATTTTTCTGATTTAGATTCCGTACCTGGTGATAGAAATTACTCAACAAGACCATCAAATTGGTATTTAAGACAAACTCTTACACCTTGGCAAGAACAAGGTATTTACAATAACGAAAACTACGGAAATTTTCCATTTTCGGCATTAACAATTGTTGGTATTCAACACTTTGAATTTGGTAATGAAGATTTGGAGATTGATATGACAAGTGAAATTGAAGCGATTTTGGATGGTTCATTTGTTAATCCAGTTGGTTGGGGGATATCTTTTTTACCTCAACTTGAAAATTTAACTGGGACAACAACATCATATTATGTTGGTTTTTTTTCTAGACATACTCAAACATTTTATGAACCAAGACTTGAAACAATCTATGATGATTTAATCCAGGATAATAGAAATAACTTTTCATTAGGTAAGGTTAACAAATTATATCTTTATACATATGAGGATGGTGATTTTGTAAATTTGGACGAAATACCAAAAGTAACAATTGCAGATCAAACTGGAACACCAATACCCGGACTTATTAATTTAGATAGTTGCCAAAGAACAAAAGGTGTTTATGAAATTGCAATACCACCATTATTAAATTATCACTCACCTTGTATTTTTACAGATACTTGGAGTAACATAAAATTAAATAATTTTTCTTTACCAAATGTTGTTAATGAATTTGTAATCAAACCATTAGAAAGTTCATTACAGTTTGGGACAACAACAAATGATCCATCAATCTATGGGTTTGATTTTTATGGTATTAAACAAGATGAAAAAATATTAAATACAGATATCAGAAAAGTTGGTGTGATAATTAAAAAGGCATACACAAAAAACCAACAACTACCAAAAGTTGAGGCTTATTATAGGGTGTATGTTAGAGAGGGTCAAACTGAAGTGCAAGTACAAGACTGGACAATGTTAAATAGAACACCAAATGAATACTACTTAATTTTTGATACAAGAGATAAGATACCTAATGAATATTATATAGACTTAAAGGTAATTTCTTCTGGTGAAGTAAATACTTATAAAAGAACAATAAAGTTTCAAATAGTGAATAAAAAATAAAAAAATATATAAAAAATGGCAACTTATATTATAAACCAATGTTTAACCAATATTTCATATAATGTTTCTGGAACAACATTTTCAGAAGGAGAAACAATAGGGTTTTTTATTGGTGAAGATTTCTTTTGTGGCATTGTTGGACAAGTAACAACCGAACCTATAACACCACTTTCATTATACGATTCTACTTTTACAGATTGTTGTGAGTGTTTAAATAGTTTTACAGAATCTTTAAATTTTAAATTTATAAAATGTGGTACATTAGAAGAAATTAATATAGAATCAACTAACTTTTGCGAACAATTTGGTACACCAACAACAGGTATTACTTATGAAATACAATTTGATTCTGATGTACCATTTTGTGCAACTTTCGAAGGGTTAAGCGAATTGGGTGAAACAAATTATTCATACGTTTCAGGACCTTTTTTAATTTGTGAAGAGTGTGGACAAGAGCCACCAAGAAGTGCAAATACAGAATCTACAATTTGTGAAATTTGTTGTGATTGTGGTGCAACCGGTAGCACAGTAAATCAAATAACACCACCACATCCAGTTTGGACTGATGGTTATGGAACTGAAGTAACTCAATTAAATATGGTTACATTAGGTGGACCTAATGGGTTAAACAATTAAAAAAATATAAAAAATGGCAAGTAATGCAATTTATTGTTATAGTGACATTGAGTTAAATGTAAATTTAAATGGAGAAACAGTTACCGTAGATGAAATCTGGTCGGCTTGGGATGATGTATCATCCCCTGAACAAACAAAAAGGTATTGTGTTAAAATGACTGATACTAATGATCCTGGTGGTTCACCATTATTAGTACAATCTTACACAGATTGTTATGATTGTTTAACAAACAATTATGCAATATATAATTTTTCTAATTGTATCAGAGGTGGTCTTGATTTAAATTTTATAATAACAGCCGAAGAATTTGGGTCACTACCAAATACAGGGGAAATATTTTATATGACAATACAACGAATTGGAAGAAGTGGTCAAATAGAGGAATATACAAGTTGTTTTCAATTTAGAGAGTTAACAATGTTATCTAAAGCGGATTATGAAAAAAACCTTAACGCAGGGAGTAGTTTTTTTACACTAACAACAACGCCAGTATTAGAAACAGGTTGTCAAGATTGTCTTGCAAATAATTCTTTTACATATGAAGTTAAAAGGTGTTTAGGTGGTGATACAGATTATGTGTCATTAATTAATGATACATATATTGGTCATATAATATCTTATTCAAATGGGTTTGAACAATATTGTGGAACCGTACAACAAATTGGTACTGGAACACCTATTTGGACATTTATTAATGATTATGGTTTAGGTGGCGACGATGGTAGTGCAACTTGTGATCAGTGTCTTGCAACTGAAAACGAAAAGATATTACTTGTAAGTTGTACAGATTCTGAAGTTTCACAAGTTGTTTGGGCTTCAGCTTTATATGATGGAGGTGAAGTTTCAAACCTATCATTAGATACTGGTTGTTTTATTGTAAGCGGTTTAACAGAACTTGATGTTACAATAAATACATTTTTAAACTTTGACCCACAACCTGGTTGTGAACCTTGTATTGAGTGTAATGGAATTGTTTATTCTTATGAAACTTGTTATGGTGTTTCTGGATTTACAGAACAAGGCTTTATTGGTTTTGGTAGCGAAAGTGAAGAACCTTTAGCTGTTGGTTATAATCCAGACACACAACATATGTATGTTACAACACAATCAACAAGAATGATTATTATTGATCCGGGAACAAACACAGAGTCTTCAAGAAATTCAATACCTAATATACAAGCTCAAGATATATTATATTATAATACAGATTTAATGTATCTAACAAATTCAACAGGTAGTGGTGGTATAATTGGGTACGATACTTCACTTGGTGTTATAGGAACAACAACAGCATATAGTTTAAGTGGTGTATATGTATATTCATATCAACTTGATGGCGATTTACCAAATAATAGATTATTTGTTACTTGTAGTGATTATTCTGTAAAAATATTTGATACAAATACAAATACAGTCGCGTCTTCAATCTCAACAGCAAGTGGATACCTTGAGCAATTTTTAGCTTACGACCCAATAAACAATGAAATATACACAACCGTAAGTAATTATTATACCGTTGAAGTTTATGATGTTGCAACACTATCACATTTACAATCAATTGGGTTAACAGATGGGCCATATGATATTGCTTACGCACCAAATAGTAGTAATATGTATGTTACTTGTAGTGGTTATAACAATGTAAAAGTAATTGATACAAACACAAAAACGGTTATTAAAACAATTAATACGACAGAAAATCCAGGAAAAATAAGATATAATAGTACTGATGGTTATATGTATGTAACAACGTCAAGTGGTTTATTAATTATTAACCCGTTAATAGATGAAATTGTAGTACAAACCACTGGTTTAGGTGGTTCAATGTGTTGTTTTGGTTTTGATTTTTATGGTTTAAATAATAGACCATACGTTAATACAAATGATTATACTGGTGATGACGGTTTAAGGTATTTTGAACTTCAAAACAATGGTTCACAAAGTGGCTATATTAAATCACACCAATATTTACCAAACAATTCAGTTTTTTACAATCCAGCAATTAATGAATGTTGCAATATTACTGGAACCGCCTCTGGATATGATGGTGAAGATACATTATATAGTGTTGTTACATTTACAGGAAATGATGACGATTGTTTAGAATGTGCAACTAATGGTCAACCAAATATACAAATATGGAACGCGTCAGCATGTACGGCATCAAATGTCTATATTACTCTTTATGTCACAACAGATTTGACAGCAGTACAAGGTGATATTGTTAAAACAATGTGGGGATCAAATGAATTTGGTTGTGTTCAATTATTAAATACCGTATCTTCTTATAGTGGTTATTACACTTACTTTAATACACAAAATAATGGTTCTGGAACAACATTAAGATATGATAGTTGTGAAAATTGTAATTCACAAGGACTTATTGCTGTTACACTTGTAAGTTGTGAGGCACCATATACAGAACAATTTGTTAGTATAACTTTAAATAATTATTTACAGATTTATAACGTTGGTGGTTTAACAAATTATAGTGTTAGCGACCAAAATGGAAATTGTTTTACAATTACAAATTTATGCCCAATACCTTTAACTGAAGAAAGTTTTACACCGGTTGAGTTTTATTTGAATTGTTTTATTTGTTCTGATGAAAATCCAGACAATGCTCCAAGAAGTGCAAATACAGAATCTACAATTTGTGAAATTTGTTGTGATTGTGGTGCAACCGGTAGCACAGTAAATCAAATAACACCACCACATCCAGTATGGACAGACGGTTATGGTACTCCTGTTACACAACTTAATATGATTGTTCTTGGAGGGCCTAATGGATTAAACGCATAATAATATGAAGAATTTAGATAGAATAATTAGAAAAGTTTTAAGAGAAGAAGAACATGGGTCATCAAGATATATGTTCTTCTCAAATCTTCAACAAATGAGAAGACAGTGTGATTTATTGTTAGATTTAGACCAACAAATGGTAGAATCTATTTTAGAAAACGGTCACGATTGGGCTCAAGACCATATAGCCGAAGCAAAAAATAATATGGATCAAGTATTTGATTTTATTATGAACGAATCAAAAAAGGATGGTATGGAAATGTCTATGAATATTGATGATAAGGATATGGTTATGTCAGAAGGAAGAAAGAAAACCGGAACAAAACTATGTGCCAGAGGAAAAGCTGCGGCTAAAGCTAAGTATGATGTTTACCCCAGCGCATATTCAAATGGCTACGGAATTCAGGTTTGCCAAGGAAAAAAACCTGGACTTGATGGTAAAAAACATTGTTCTGGAGTTTATTGTTAAAAAAATATCAAAATAGTTTGGTGTTGTAATTATTTTTTCTGTATCTTTGTATTATTAAAATAAAGATATGACAAAAAGAATAATTAGATTTTTTAAAAGATTAAAACTTAGATTTTATTTATTTGGTAAAAAAGGTAAGATGTTTAAAACATATGAAGAAGAAGTTTCCTCATATGAAAAGACATGTTTCCAGATTTGTTTACAAATGATAAAACACCCATCAACCAAATTTATGATTGCACCAATGTCTAATAAAAGGTATATTGAAAATAAAGAAATGGACCTTTTTATTACGATGGACTATGGTAGAGTTGATATTACGAATCACGTATACCATTATAGTGTAAAATTGACAGGTAGAGATTGGGAAAGAGTTACATATATTTATGATATGGAAACAGAAAAAAGACGTTTAAAATATGAAGAAATAATCAACTCTCAGATTAAAAATTCATTACACAATGTATTAGAGAGAATTTCAAATAATGTTAACAAATAATTTATATAATATGAAAAAGTTAGTTTTAGTTTTCACAATGTTTTTAGCTTTGAACTCATTTGGTCAAACCGTAGAAAACAATCATTCAGAAAATATTGTTTCGGATACCATAAATGTTATGGGTCAACATTTAAATTTCACTTCAGAATATTCTAAAGAAATGGAAACGTGGTCTAAAGAAAGATTAGAACATTTTAACAAAACTTTTGTATATACTAGAGGTAATTTTAGAATACCAGATAAACCTCTTACATTATATAAACCTTAATTTATAGACTATTAAAGTATGTTTCCCAAGATGGGTCAGTACCATAATCCATAGAACAAAAATATAAATGACTTTTTCTAAGACCAATTAAAAACATTTTTTCACCATTTTTTCCTTGACCAATACTTTTTTCGTCATCAAGTTCTGTACGTTCTAAAAAATTAGATGATAACGACTTTTCTGGTGTAACATCTAAAGTAAAAGTTTTAGAATCTGATTCATAAGTTTGTCTAGTTGGGTTTGGTGCGTATTTTAATTCTACTCTTTTAACACCACCACCATCAATACCACCACGATAATCAGAATCTCCACCATACAATAATCCATATTCTCTAAAATTGTCACCAATAATATCATTTTGACAAAGTAAATTTAATTTTGCTCCTGGATTTGGTTTTGTTTGTTCATTTAAAACCCTTCTAACAATTCTTGTTAAATCATTTTCTGTTAATGTAATAATTTTTCTTTTCATACTTTCATTTGTTTTTTTCTTATGTGATACCATTACTGGTTTTTGTCCTTTACCAGATTGTGGGTCATTTTTTTCTGCTTTTCTTTTTTGACTACAAGCATTTCTTTTTTCAGAATCTGACATTTTACCCGCAACACCGGCAGCTCTACATTTTGGGTAAGAACCTTTACTGGCATCTGATCTACCACAAGGTGGATGTTTACCGTCTACCTTTCTACATATATCAACCCAAGGTCCTTTTGGTTGTGACGAACCTTTTGGTTTTTTCTTTTTACCAAACCAAACAGCTAAATCTTCATTTATTGTATGTGTATCATATTCATCTTGTTTGTAAGTACCGTCTGAGTTTTTTTCCCATATACCAACAGTTTTTTTAACATTATTTTTAACTGTTTTTTGTTTTTTTTGATGATTAAACTCAGTATCAATAAATTCTGTAAATGGTGCTAAAATGTTATTTTTCCATTTTTTTAATCCTAATTCAACAGGACCTGTATATTCCCCAGCTGATTTTGATGTGTCCGCTTCTTTTATTGGTACAATTTCCTTTTTTTTACCAATTTTTTTTTCTTTACCACTTGGTGTTCTATTTAAAACATTACCATCTTCATCACTATTTGTAGCGTCTGGATGTTTTTTTATAAAATTTGATATTTTTCTTGCTGTTTTTTCTAATGCTCGTATTTGGTCACTTCTTAAATCCCAATCGTGGTCATAACTATCATAAGAAACTAAAGGACTTTTATATTCTGACACAGAGTCGGTAAATGGTGCCAGTTCAGATTTGTCAAAGTCTCTCATACCTGGTTGTAATGGTGGTACATAGGATCCCCTACTTCCAGTTGAATCACCGGTCGCTTCTTTTAATATTTTCTTTATTAAATCCTCAATTATCATTACTATAATAAATATCATAATATATGGAAAATGAAAATAAACTATTTGGTACTTTATTTAGTTCTATAGATTTAAAATCTGAAGAACATTTAGATATTATACTTTCTACTATGGATGGAGAACACGCAATTTACTATTTAGTTGAATCGGTTAAAGCCGCCCATAAACGAGGTGCTTTTACAATTGGTGAAGTTGAAGTAATATCAAAAGCAATACGTACTTTATCAAATTAAAAAAGGGTCACCTTAGTAACCCCTTTTATTTATTTAATCTTTTTGACCATTGTTCCGTCGTCATAAATTTCAATGATAACACCAGTAGTATATATAGGATCAACCTTTTGTCCTAATAAATTAATATAACCTATAATTTTTTTATCTGTAACGTCCCTTGTAATAACAATTGGCCCAAATGTTTCAGATTTTCCATCAATATCAAATTGTTGTAATCTATAATAAACAATTTCACTTAAATTATTATCAATATATGAGTAATTAATTTTTTCATTACTATTATTAGCCGCATTTTTAATTGTAACTAATTTCCAATTTTCACCATCAATACTTGATTCTAAATCAAAATGACTTGAGTTGTTTTCAGATTCAGTTGTCCAATTAATTAAATTAAACATTGTATATTCAATACCCTCAAACTGACTTAACTCAACTGGTAATGGGCCACCTATTCTAGTTAATTCAAAATTATCCATCCACCATTCTTCACCAGCTGAATTAGCTCTAGCAAATATATCAATTGCAATTTGCGAAGTCCCTGCAGGAATATTAAGTTGTATTACAGAGTAACCATCGCCTGTGGATGTTCTATCACCTCCTGCAGATGGTCCTATGGTCGTTAAAGTACCATTGGCAGTTTTAGTATATGCTGTTGAATTATAGTTCCAAAATGCGTTTGAAGCGCCAGTAATACGAAGTTCATTAACATATGAAGTACCACCGTTTGTTGATAATTGCACTGTGATATAATCACCAATATCAACTCCCCGTGTTCCTGATGTTGATGTAAAACGGTAAGACCCTAATCTAAATTTGAATTGATAATCATATGCGGCGTCTACAACTAAGTTAGGAAATGAATACCAATCTGATTCATATGCCGATGTACCATTACCTGTACCATAGATTACAGCACTAGAGGTTGATGAAACAAAGGCATTTGTATAATAACCGGTTGTAGCAGCTGGAATCCACCAAACACCTGACCAATCAACATCAAATGTTTCTACATAATCAAATTTATAAAGTGTTTGTGATATTAAATTTGTTGTAACCAACATCAATAGGGTTAAAAAAATGTTTTTCATAATTAAGTATTTTTTCTTAATAAATACTTTGAAAAAGTTTAATTATAAAGTAAATTTTGTGTCAAATGAACATTTAGTGGTGATAGATTATAATTTGTTTGATTTACGGATATTTTCTTCACCCCATAATGGTTGAAGGTTTTCTAATGACCAACAAGACATAAATTCTTTATCACCAATTTCTGTAATTTTAAACGATGATATTGGTTTTATATGGTCTACGTGCCACTCACCATAATTATCCCAAGTCATATTATCTTTAAATTTATTTTCTAAATGTTCTATTAGATTTTCTGGTGAATATTTAAGTATGTCAAAATAGTGTCCGTTTTTTTGAACTTGGTTTTCTTTTAATACTTGGTATATTGCGGTTCTAAAATTATTAATTAATTTATAGATGGGGTCGTTTGCTTTACGAGTTCTTTCGTAGTTTCTTTTATTTTCTCTGTGTTTATCAATATTTTTTTCTCTCCATTCTTTGTGGTATTTAATTAAATGTTCTCTTTTATTTTCAGACCATTTTTTATGATATGTTAATTTTTTTTCTTTGTGTTTTTGGTAATGTCTTTTATCGGACGCACTTTTACCACCTTTATATTTCATACCAGATGGGCCAATTTTAACATTATTTTCTTTTAAAACTCTTAACACTATATGTCTTTTTATATTCAACTTTTCAGATATGGAAGGACTACCTAAATATTCTTCGTTATAAAGTCTAATAATTTCATTTTCAACATCCTTATCAATTATTATTTTTTTCATATAATATAAATATAACATAGAACCTATTATTATAAATAATAAATAAAAAAAGGTCAGATTTCTCTGACCTTTTCCTTATATTTTTAAGATTTTGATTATCTCAATTCTCTTAAATCAAATGTACGAACACCATCAACAGTAATACGGGCGTAAAATCTGTTGTTCACCATTTTTTTCGCATATCTAGTCATTATACCTTTGATAGGTGTAAAGTTGAATGGGTTATACATTGTAGGTGTCAATTGTAGAGGTACATACGGTGCGTAGATGTAACCTGTGTCTAATAAAGACGTTCCTTTGTGACCCAACAATACTGTGTTTGGTGGGAAGTAAGGGTCTCTATACACTTGGTAACGACCAGCTAAAGTACCAACTCTCTCAATACCCATGTTGTATTGGTCTTGCTCAGGAGACGCGTTAGATACGTGGAAGTATTCTAAGTCATCAAAGATTGCAGAAACCTCAGAAGATACAACAATCCAGTTAGCACCACCTCTCAAAGTTGATTTGTGAATTTGTGCAGACAATTGGTTGATTGCAGTAATCAAAGTTTGGTTCCAATCTTTTTGAGTGTAAGAAGTTGTTTGTGCAATTCTTCTCCATCCGTTGTAATCCCATCTCAAGTTCCAAGCAGCACCTTTTCTCAAATCTCTCAAGATTTCTCTATCAATTTCAGCAGCAACTTGCTCAGAAAGTAATGCTGTAAGTTCAGCTTCAGCATCAATGTTATGGAATGCAGCAACGTCTTGAGCAAGCTCTGGAGACCATTGTGCTCTTAATTTTCTTTCAGATACAGAAACTGTTACAGACTCTAAATCAAAAGAAACTTCTCCGATTTTTTCTTCAAATTCTAGTTCTTCATATCTTCTCCATACAGCTGTAAATGATGTACCAGAAGTAATTGCAGAAATAGAAGAACCTGTGTATCCGTCTAATGAATCGCTACCACAGCTAGCACAAGCAGGACAAGAAAGGTCAACTTCTAAGAAGATACAACCATTTGCATCACAGATATCGTAGAAAGATCCACCATTACCTGTGTTAGATGCAGTTCCTGAAGGACTTCCACCAGGGAAATAAGTTTGTGATTGTTGACCATATTCTACAATTCCTTTACCATACTTTTGAGTTACAACTCTAAATAAAAGTGGTGTAGCGGCTGTAGGTAATGGACAAGTATTTCCAGATGCAAAACCTAAACCAGTGTAATTTGGTAAGATTTTCAAATCTGAAAGGAAAGTTTCAGAATCAATCTCATTTCCATCAGGTCCGATTAATTTACCTGCACCTGGTACATTATTCCACCCACAAAGTCTGATAAGAACTTTTCTTGTGTTACCAATATATTGTGGGTTATTGTCACCAGCGTTAACTAAGTCACCATTAGACCAAACAACAACTGTTGATGGAGCTGTAATTGCAGACCAACGACCTTTTGAATAGTCAAATAATCCACCTGGATCTAATCCTGGTTCAGCACCTTCGTAGAATAAATCATAAAGATTTTTTGCGTAAGGATATCCATTGTTATAACCTTGTTGTGGGTCATTTTGTGGTGGAGTTGCAGATACTGCTTCTGGAGATCCAATTGGTGGATAATGAACCGCATTACCTGTAGTTATGTCAGTAGCATATCCTTGGATTTTAGGTACGAAGTAGAACAATTTACCAATTGGTAAGTTCATAGCTTGTACAGATACGATATCGTTAGCTAATAATTTAGAGAATACTCTTCTAACGATAGGGAAAACAACAGTTTCGAAAGCTCCGTTTGAACCTTCAGAAGTTGCTTCGTTAATTAAGTGAGACGCTTGGTTTTCATACAACTGCGCAACGTTCTCTTTTAAATGTCCTTTAAGACCTTCTAGGAATCCTAATCTATCCCATTTGTTAATTGTATCTTCTTTGATAACTTTAAGGTGTTTTAACCCAATGTTACCAACAAGACCTGATTCTAATAATGCTCCCATTTTTATTTGTTTTTTGGCTTTATTTTTTATTTATGTATATTATAAATATACTGTACTTTTAAAAAGTTTATTTTATTTTAGTCATTAAGTCTTTCATTCGTAAAAACTGTGGATTTTCATACGTTTTTGATTCAATTAAATTTACCGCAGATCCAGTAGATGGAGTAATCTCTACTCTTCTTTGTACTGATTCTGTGATTGTATTTTCACTAGCTTTTGGCGAATCTAACTCTGACTTAAGTGCTCTGTAAAGATTTTTAGATTCTTTTAAAGTTTCAGCATTGTCGAATCTTCTAAGAATATTAATCTTTTCTTGTTTAGTTGTTGAATGTTCTGTGAACAATCTAGTTGCGTAAGCAAGGTTTGAATTAAATACAGCAACTTCATTTAATTTAGTTCTAAACAAATCAAGTGCTTTTCTGTATTCATCATTTTTTGCTCTTAATAATTCAAGTTCTTCGGTACTTTCTTTTCTTAGGTTAGCCGGTGCTGCTCTTCTTTTGTCTACACCAGGTTTACCCCAAGATTTACCACTACCTAAAGTTCTTGAAGCTTCTTTAAATTCTGATTTTCTCATAGAAGGTTTTACATTGAATTCACCGTCTAAGTTTTTACCCTCTTTATATTCAAATTTTGCTTTACCAGTACCCATAGTTTTGTTGGCGTTTTTCTTAACTGTTTTAAACCCACCATCCATGTTTGGTTTTTTACTCATTCTATATTTAGAAGCGTTACCCATTCCAGTTCCTATAGCTTTAAAGGCTTTTCTTACGCTTTCCATTACTTCAGCATCACCTTTTGATAGATCAGACTTTAGTGTCAGTTGAGGTTCAAGTTCTTCCTCTTCGAATTCAAATCTACTTTTTTTACTTCCATCGAAAATGTTATCATCCTCTTCATCCAATTCTAATTCGTAAATGTTTTCAGTTGTTTCAACACCTGACATTGGTGTGTCGTCGTCTTGAAATTCCATTTCTTCTTCCAAAGACGAATAATCAAAATCATCTTCAAAATCATCTTCAAAATCATCTTCAAATTTATTAAATTTAAATTTACTAGCAAATGGATCTTGATTTAACATTCCTTTTTCTCTAATACCCATATCCAATTTGTTCATAGGCATATAGTCACCAAATTCGTTTTCATCTTCATCCTCGTCTTCAAAATCATCTTCACCAAAATGATGTGAATACATATCAAATTCAGATTTACCAAATTCTTTTAATTCACTATCATCCATCATTGATTCAGAAAGTTGGATAATGTATTCTGTATCGTTTTCGTTATCAGATAAATGTATCATATTATCATCTCTTTTTACTACAACACCATCGTTATCTCCCATCGCTCTAAATACTCTTAAAACTTCAGCATCTGAAGCTTGGGTCATATCTACTGTGTCATCATCTGAAGGCATTACTGGTTGACCCATCATTTCATCATCTTCTACATCATCTGTAGCATATACTTCGTCGTCAGTAAATTCTTCGTTATCAGTATCAGTGTCCTCAATGTCCACATCAACTTCTTCTTCATCCTCAACCTCATCTTGTTCTTTGAGAGATTCTTTTACTAATGAATTGATTTCTTCCTTCATCGTCGATGAAAGTATTCCTTGTGCGTTTCTTTTTAAAGACTCTTCCAAATTCTTAATCTGGAATAATGCGTCTTCTACTTCTCTTTGGTTTCTTGCCATTTTTATTTTTTGACTTTATTCAAATAAATACATTGGTTTTTGAAAAAGTTTAATTTTAGATAATAAAAAAAGGGAATAACTAATGTTACTCCCTTTTTGTAAAAAATATTTTTTAAGTTTTTATTCTATAACCTCATCAATTTTACTTTCGGTAATTGATGTAATCCTCCAGTCCATTGTGTAGTTTTCATAGATTTTAGTTACTTTTGCCTCAACATCTGTTGGTGTGTAACCTAAAACTAATTTTTCTTCTTTTACTTTTTTTACTCTTCCAGATTCTGAATCTAACAAATCTGATGTAATCTTTGCTACAAAATATTTTTCTCCTTGTTCCATAATTTTTTTTATTTACCCAAATAATCGGATAATCTTTTCATTAAGTCAAGAGATTTGTTACCAGATCCACCAACATTTCTTTCTACGGTCATTCTTTTTTCTTCTTCTAAATTCTCATCAAATTTATGTCTATCATTTTTATCTAAAAATAAATAAGCACCAGGTGTTGACGGTGAAGAAACTAAATCAAAACAAATTAATTCAAAATCATCTTGTACTTCATTTTGTTCCCCAACTTTTTTAAGTGACCCAACACCTCTAGAAGAAATGCCAAGTGTTACACCTTGTCTAAGATAGTTTGCCGCCATATCACCTTTTGTTGATACAATCCCTCTTTCGTGAAAACCTGGACTTGTAAGTAATTTTAATTTACCCAATAATACTGGTCCGTCCCACCATACTTCGGTAATCATATGTGATACCCTATCAAGATCAATTAAAGAAGATTCAGGGTGGTTAAGTTCTGAAAGGGATGTTCCTTTCTCAATCATCTTTTTATAATTCTCAGCTTCTCTTTTTAATATCTTTTCTGGATAAACCCTACCATTTCTATTTGGGGTATCGTATTTTTGTAATACGGCATAGAACTCAAATGGTTTTGAATAATCCAAGAAGTTTTGAGATTCCATAATGTAATGGTTATTTTGTGATTTTGGATTTATATATCCAGCGTCATATTCGATAAGGATTCCTTTACCAGTTTCGTTTGGTCCTAAAATTTTCATATTTAAATTTTATTATAAATATTAAACTTTTTCGGTTTTTACTTTTAAAGGTTTGGTATTTCCATTTTTTGTTAGATAAAACTTAAAATAATCATTCTTGTTAAATACGTCTGAATAAATTTCTTTGGTGATATTTTTTAGATATTTTTTTAATTTCACTGATTTGAAGTCAATTTCTTGTGTTAAATATAAATTTATTTCTAAATTCATAAAAGATTTTTTTTTCATTTGTAATCCACTTGTTCTTAAATCTAAATCTACAATAAATTTATCGTCAAAAAGTTCTTTGTTTATGTTGTTAAAAACAGAGTGTTTAACACTTCTATTCATATTCAGAACAACTCTTGTCCAGTTTTCTGCTTCTTTTTTGGGTTCTACCCAGGTTTGGATATTCAAATAAAGTGATTTGAATTCTTTGGAATCTACTGTTCCATAACTTACTTTGGATGTTCGAAATCCGTTAATTTTTGAGGTTTTTCCCTTTTTCATAAAAATTTTTCATAGTCTCAATGTTTATTTTAGTAAAATTTACATAATTTTGTAATATATATCAAATATAATAAAATCATTTATGTTAATAGTACAAGTAAAAAAAAACGACATCGAAAGAGCCCTAAAAGAATTAAAAAGTAAGGTAATCAGAACCAGACAAAATTCCCATCTTAATAATAGAAAAGAATTTACAAAAAAGTCTGTCGAAAAAAGACAGACTTTACAAAAGGCTATTTACATACAAAGACTTAAAAATCTAGATTAAATACTTCTATTTAGTTCTTGTAATTTAAAAAACGAAATTCTATCAAAATTTTCATTTTGTAGTCTATTTAATGTTTCATCTATTGTTTTAATAACTTCAGAATCCGCTTCATTTTTTTTGATATCTTCTAATTTATCAACAACATCTTCTTTTAGAAGTTCATATTTTAACTTTAATTTATTTTCATCTTCAGATAAAATTTTTGTTAAAGTCTTTTTACTTTCTTCATTTAATGAATTAATAAATTTACTTAATGTTTTATTTGCAACATTTACCAATTTTTCTACCGGTAAATTTTTTACGGTTTCCATTTGTTTCGGACTATTTTTTAAATTTTCAAGAATAATTTTTTTACTTTTAACTTTATTTTCTAATGTTAAAACACTTGTTGAAAACAAATTATCTAAATTTTCATAATTATTTTTAGTTTTAATGTGTCCAACCCATAAACTTAATTCTTCTAAATTTTTTTTAGAAATTTTATTAATTGTGTTTTCATATATAACTATTGATTGGTTTATTAGTTCCGAAGCAATAGATTCGTTTAATCCCTTGTTACTTGATAGTTCATCATACAAATAATAAAGTTTACTAATGTTTTTATTTTCTAATACTAATTCATTAAAAACAAATAATGTGTTCTTAAAAGAATTTTTTTTGTATGACTCTGTAAGTAATTTTTCAATTTTACTTTTTATTAAACCAAATTTCATAATTATTTTTAATTATAAATATATCAATCTTTAAGTATTTTTAATAATTCATTTTCCATATCACCAAGAGAACTATTTTTTATTATAAAATCATCATCATTTGATTCTAATAATAGGTTTTCTAGTTTAGCTCTACTTTCTGGTAAACCACCTAAATCACCTCCTCCTGGCGGTGGTGGTGGTCCTCCTCCTGGTGGTGGTCCTCCTCCTGGTGGTGGTGCTCCTCCAGCTGCTTCTCCACCTTCAGTTGTTCCACTTACAGTTTTATATAATTTATCGATATTATCAAACAAACCAGTATGAGTAATAATTGTTGCGGTATTTGCAAGTTCTGCCGCAACAGCTCTTTCCATTCTTTGTCTTTGAGTATCCAGTTTAATATCCTCATCTGAAAACCCAAAAATGTGTTTTTTAGCCCAAGTAGCAGATGTTGGTGCTAATGTATTTGGGATTTCTGTAACCATATCTTTGTATAGTGTTACTTTTTCTTTCCACACATCAACCATTAAAAGGTCTGCTTGTTTTGATGGATTATTTAACCCTAAAGTAAAGTTTTGTAATTCATCTTCAAAACCTAATAGAAATAAATGAATGATTGCAACTTTATTTAATTCTGATAAAATATTTTTTTGTATTCTATTAATTGTTCTTGCAAAACGAATATCAAGTAATGATAAGTTTTTACCATCACCAACAACTTCTTCAAAACCTAAATAAGCTTTTGGTATTCTTAGTGCTGTAACAAGTTTCTTTTGGATGTACTCAATATCCGCAATTTCCGATAGATTTGTTCCACCTGGCAAAGTTTCAATTGGCATTGTTTGTGTTGCATCTCTTACTGGAATAAAATAATCTTGGTCAACAGCCATTTGATTAAACCTTAAATCGACATTACCTGTTTTAGAATCAACAACCTGATCTCTTTTAAATTTGTTTGCAACACGTTGTACATATGGTTCAACATCTTTATCATCCATATTTCCAACAAATACTTTAAAAACCCTTCTTTCTGGTGCTCTAGATGTACGATAAATTAACATCGCATCTTCGGCCAATACAAGTTGTTTCCAAATACGTCTTGCTTTTTCAAGCATAGATGTACCATAAGGAAGTTTTCTATCATCACCAAGTAATCTAAAGTGTGCAATTTCAAAAGTGTTGAAAGACATATTCTTTTCTTTCCAGTTAAACCTTAATCCTTTTTCAGCTGGGTTATTTTCAGAATTTGCCGTCTTTGGCGTCATCCCCCTTTCTAATCTTTCAATCTCGATGTTTGGTAATTGTACACCACCAATAATTCCTTTTTCAGGGTCTAATTTTAAATAAACAAAATTATCACCATACTTACAAGTGTTTCTAATCCACATTTGTAAGTTTGTGTTAATATCTAATGTGTTATTAAATAAATCTGCAAGAATTGCTTTTATTCTTTTTGATTCAGAATATATTTGTAAAATATGTCCGTCTTCATTTGGGGTTGTAGATTCTTCAGCGTATATATCAAGTGCTGTTGAAATTTCTGGTGTGAACTCCATAGATTCGTAATCATAAAATGCCGCTAGTCTTGTTGGTTCGTAATAAATTGCTTGAGTATAAAGATTGCTTTCTATTTTTTGCCATTGATTTGATAAATATAGTGTTTGTTGAGCTTGGAGTTTTTCCTTCTCAAATTCATTTTTATCTCTTGTTTTTAATAGGTCTTGTTTACTAAACTTATGTGTTGGTACATCTTGTCCTAATAATGAATTAGGACCAAATGCTTTATTAAGTCTTTGCCAAACTGTAAGTTGATTTGTATTTTGTTCCATAATAGAAATTTAATTTATAATTATCAAATATAAATATTCACTAGTATATAATGTTTTCACCACTTTCTGTTAGTATTGGCTCTTGTGTTTCAGTTAGAATGTAAAAAGTCTCAACAGTCGGTGTTGGACTTGGTGTAGGTGGTGTAGGGCTCGGTGTTGGTGTTTGACTTGGTGTTGGTGTTGGTGTTGGTTGTGGTATTTCCCTAAAAGTATCTTTTGGGGTTCCTCTTTTATATTGAAAAGTTGGTGGAAAATTTTTTACCGAATATATTGGTTGGTCAGGTACTACTAAATTAGCTCCACCAAATATTCTACCCGAAGTTTTTCTTCTATCTAATCCCATTTTAATTATCTTTTACCCCCAAATAACCAACCATATTTTATGTAATCATCTTTTGATGGTCCAGAATTCATTTTCATACGTTCATTAAGCATATGACCATTTGGAATTACTGGGTCAAAATGAATTTGTTTACCAACAGAATCGTTGTTTGCTACGGTCCAAGATTCTATCATAACTTTTGTTTTCTCAACAACTTTTTCTAATTTTGTAAATGAAGATTCACCAACATATATTGCCATTGAAATTCCCATTATAAGGTCATCGTGCTGACCCCTTTGATGGTCAGGTCTTCCATTCACATAAACAAAAGTGTTCATCTCGTTATATAAACGAACACTTTTAATTTTAAATTTATGTCTAACATACTCCTCAAAGGCAGCAATAATTTGAACACGTTTGTTGTTAAAATTTATTCCAGGGATTTTATCTTGATTTTTTGGATTATAAGACCAAATATTTGTAGAATCGACACCATCAATGTATAAATTTTTATACCCAAGTTCTTGCATTTTTCTTACCGTTGTAATTCCCATACCACCTGTTATATCGACAACACAAAATGCGTTATACATTAATCCCCATTTATATGCAATTTCAGCTAGAGCGTCTGGTGGTATTTTCCCAACATATTCTAAAACTTGTTCTCTTTCATCAAAATCAATTATTTGAATAGACGAAAAGTCTTCACTATCCCCACGGGATACGTCAACACCCATAATGTATTTATGTCCTTGTTCTGGTTCTTTCCACATCCACAAAGAATTTCCCATCATTTTATTTGGGGCATCTTGTATTGTATTTGTTTTTATCCATTCCAATTCTTTAGAATCAAATACGTTATCACCTGATCCTAGAAATTCACAGTTAAGCTCTTGGTTAATTTTACGTTTATCGTATTTTAACTTTTTAACCATTTTTTCATACCAAGTAGAACAAGGTTTATATCCTTGTGAAAAATATTCTTTTATTTTTTCATAATCTCTTTCATATGGGTCTGTATCGGCAAATGATATATTTTTAGAGTGGTCTTTTTCGTCTTTATTTAGTAGATAATCAACCATATCATCAGTCGGAACCAAAAATAAATCTTTAGAATATCTTGGGTCTTTCCACCAAAACATTTCAGAAATTTTAAAGTTGTTAATCCCTTTTACTGCTTGATTATATACATCATAATAAATTGGGTCGTATCCATTCGGAGTTGAAACAACAATTACTTTACCACCAGTAGATAGAGATGCCATACAAGCAGCCCAGAAATCACCATCAGCTTCTATAAACGCAGCCTCATCAAATACAAGTACCGTAGGGGTATAACCCCTCAAGGCATCTCTTGATGTTGCAACAGCTTTTACTTCACAACCATTTGTCAGTTTATAATGTCTTTGTGAATTTTTATCTGGTGAAAATGAAGCCCCAACCCATTTAGGCCATTGGTCAACAAAGGCTCTAATTTTATTTGCCATTTCCATTGATGTATCAAGTTTGTTGGCAATAATCAATATTTTTTCTGGACGTTCTTTTTTGGCAAATACAAGTTTTTTTGAGACCCATGCCGCAGTTACTGTTGATACTCCGGCCTGACGATATTTTAATGCAATGTTTTCTTCGTAATCTTCGTAATCCTTGAGAAGTGATACTTGATCTGGGAATAACTCTAAAGGTACGTATTGTGAAACGGTATTATCATATGTCTGTAAGTATGTTCTTAATGCGTATGGTGTATCTTTCATACATCTTACATACTCAAGCATTATTTGTTCTTTTGATAAACTCATAAAGATATTTTATAAAATAAATATTCAGAAAAAAAATCTTTTAAATAAAATTAAATTATTATGATATTTATTTAAAAAATTGAAGTGATGCTTGATGAAAATGAAAAAAATAGAATACTAAATCTTCATAATTTTTATAAAAATAATTATGTTGGTACAAGTTTAACCCCATTAATTGAGTCTAATATAGTTCAGGGTAAAAAAAATGACCCTTGGGAATACAAAGAGGTTGGAAATAGTTATTTTGTTAAAAAAAAGGGCGACTTATCAAATAGATGGACTAAAGTTAGTGGAAATGCTGAAATTGAAGTTGCAAAACTATTTGGTAAAAAAATTCAAAGCGACTTATATTCTTTTTTTAAGAATGAAACTCAATCTGACATGTTTAGAGCTTGGATTATAAAAAATTTCCCAAACACGGCTAAAAAATACAACCTTGAACCGACTGGACCTTACAATGATGAAACAATTAAAAAAGTCGCAAACACTAGGGTTACAACTAAAAATTTTGATAACAAAAAATTAGGATACATATTTTTTAAATTAAATAAAAAAGCTTCGTATACAAGTGATGAACCAGGTAAAACATTACCATCATTAGTAAAAACTGGTTTTAAAATAAATGAAAACAGGTGGGAGGAAAATCTTGGTTATTATGTTGATAAATGTACACAGGCTGGTTGTGCTGAATATACATACGACATGATTGGTCAGAAATTTGGTGACGCTTGGCAAGCTTATAAAGATTTTGACGTTTACTCAAGTGTTAATTCTAGCCTTGTTTCAAAAATGGAAACTCTTTTCAATAGTATAAATAAAAAAGGTTCACCAGGATTAAATCAAGTTACAGATGACGATGAGACGGCAAAAAGTATAATTATAGATCTAATACCAAATCAAAGTAAATTTTCTAGTTTAGGTTTAGGGACTGTTGTTGGTTTATATTATCCAGACTCATCAAATTTTGATTTAGCATTTTTTCAATCGGCTATAGGTAAATTTAGAGACCAAAACGGTACTTATTATCCTTTACGTGCACCATATTTTTGTAAAGACCCAAATAACTGTTATGGTACTAGATGGAAAGTTGAGGATGATAAAACTACAACTCAATTTAAAGCTGGACCAACATTAAAAAGTGGTAAGTCTTTTATACCAAATACACATTTAGGTTTTATAGGATATATAGATGAAAAAGGTGAACCATATGTCGTACATAGTGTTCATAAAACGGTTTATGCTTACCCCGTTTCAAAGATGGTTCCTGGTCAAACCCTTTCAATAATATGGGCTGGCAATCCAGATGAGGTAAAATAATTTTATGAAAGTTTTAATCACAGAAGAACAACTAAAAAATTTAATATTAAGGTTAAAAACTCAAATTAATGAGGTTGACACAAATGTTGCATTAAAAAACGCATACAAGTGTGGTTACACAACTCTAGAACAATACAAAAAAAATAATTGGAAATGTCCCTCACAATTACTACTAAACGCAAAAAAATGTGGTTGGTCTGAAGTAAAAGGTTGTGAATCACCAACATCATTAAATTGTGCTCCAATAATTTTTAAATACACAGCCTCAAAATTTAGATGTACACCAGGAAAAAAACAATATTTAAAACCAGACGAATTTACCGAATTACAAAAAATTTTAGACAAATATGGTGTTGATTATGATCAAAAAAAATATAGTGATACTTTAAAATATAATATTGAAAGACAAGATAGGCCAGATTTAACCCAAGGTGAAAATTATTGTAAACCATTTTGTATAAGTAAAGAAATATCTTGTTTTTTAACTACAATAAGAAAGAATTACGAAAAAATTAAAACAAAATTAAGTGGTATTTCTGATGATGAATTATTAACACTAACTAAAATTGCAATTGGTTTATTAGCTTGGCAATCAAATTATGGGAAAATTGACAGACTATATGATGTTGAGACAAAAAATATTTTAGGTGTTGAGATTAATCCTTATGATGTTTACACAAAACCAGTTGGTTCTTCAGCTTTAAAACAATACGCAAAATACTCAAATAAATCAGAACCTAGTTTTGGTCCGGCCGAGTTTCAAATTTCAAAATATGAAGACACGGGTATTGAAAAGGAATTTGGTTATGGTATCGAGAGTGTGATTGGGTCTGGCTTAGCTGCAATGGTTACAACTTGGAATGGTTACCTTGACGCTAAAAAAATTGGTTTATCATCACAGCCTTCTGAAAACGAAATAGCGAAAAATAATGGTTTTTGGAAAAATGGTATAAACGGTACTGGAAACCATTTATGGGATATTGCAATATCGTTGCATTCTTGGCCAAAAGAAAAAATGGTAACTAAATACTGTGAAACAGCAAGTCCATTTTTTGCAGGACCTTGTAATTCCGATACTTATGAACCATTCCAAAATGAAGCTAAATGGAAAGAATGGTTAAACTCAACACCAGAGCTTCAACAGTTTGTCAAAAAAACAAAAATGACATATCCTGGTAAAATTAAAGTGTTGAGAAATAAACCAATTTTAAATTATTTTCCTTTACTTAGAGGTGCTCATGGTGATATTGTTGGTGGTGGCGTTGATAGTAAAACTATGGTTGAGTACGTAGCAAATAAGATACAAAATTATGGTTGTGTAAAACTTACTGGTACTAAAATAGATACTATACAACCAAACAAATCAAAAAATTACGGAGGTAGTTATTCAGTTTAAAATTTTACCAACATTAAGCTTTCAAATTTTGATTTGTCTTTGATAAAGAAATCCAAGTCTAGACCAAAATTCTTAGTAAATTTTTTATATTTTGTTTTTTTTCCGACCGCAATAGTGTGTTGCCAAATTATTGTTTGATTCTTATTAAAATTTTTAGGTTCTTTTTTAGACTTATAATTCCAAGTCCAAATAACATTATTGAAATTACCTTTTAAAAATTTATTAAACATGTCTCTTGAGACATAAATAATTGGTTTTTTACCATAATGATTTTCCAAAGTATTTAAAAGAATTTTAATTTCTTTTTGAACTTTATTTTTGTCTTTTATATCAACTTCATATAGTGAGACTAAATCTACAGCAGGAGGTAAAGAATTTTTTTCTTTTGGTACTATCTCAATAAAATTTTTTGATTGTACTTTACCACTTATTTCTGGTCTGAAAACATGGTACGCACCTCTTAAAATACCAACTTTTTTAGTTCCAATCCAGTTGTTTTTAAATTCACTATCTTTAAATGATTTACCTTCGGTTGATTTAATATAAATAAAATCAAAAAGTTCTTTGTCACCTTTAGACCATTTTATTTTTCCCTGGTGATGTGATAAATCAGCACCAATCAAATATTTTTCTGTTTTGTTTGTTTTAGAAAAAAAATTAAAAGGTAAAATTAATACTAGTACAGTAAATAAATAAATTTTGTTTTTTAGTTTCATATTTGTTTTTTTTAGTGTTTAACAAATATATAAACTTTATTTGTATTGACAAAATTATTTACAAAGTTTTTCTTTCATAACAGAAACCAAAGATTTAGAACCAGACATTTTACTTATATTTTTAGGTGAATATGTATCTTCTTCCTCAAAACTACTAGGTGTTAATCCAGAACAAGTAAAAAATAAACCTTTAGGTCCTAACCAAACTTGTTCATTATTTATAGTTTTATTTTTCCAAATTGTGCTTTTGTTTACTATAAATTTTTCATTATTTTTATTTGTTAGAGCATGTGAATACAATGTTGTATAGTCCTTACTTTCAGTAATAACTTTTTTTATAATTTTTACTAAATCATTTTCACTTAATTTAATTATTTTTTTCATAATAAAAATTTTACAAACCTAATCTTGTTAAAATATCGTCGTCCTCTTCGTCGTCATCGTAGTCATCATCATCGTCATCACCTTCTTTGTATTTTTTGTAATTAGCTTTTGCTTGTTGTAATAACTCATTAAACTTTTTCTTTGCTTTTTCGTTATCTGATGGACTATCTGAAACAACATTTGCAATTACATTTTTTAAAAATTCTTCAGCTGGAATACTATAAAGTAGTTGCTCAAAGAAAGGAATGTATTTTTTACCTTCGTTATCTAAAGTTAATTCATCTGGAAGTAATGTCCTTAATTTTCTTACAAGTTCACCACCAACTCGGAAATTCATTGGTTCATTAACCATTGTATCTGTTTGACCAATAACTTGAGTTGCCATTTCTGGGTCCATATCTTTCCATTGTGCTCTAGATTGTATCATTGAAAATGATTTGAATAATTCGTGAAGTAAAATTGGAAAAATTAACCCATTAGCGTAATAAGTGTCATTGTCATCTTGTTCTTCACCACCCTCATCATCGTCCTCATCTTCATCATCGTTACTTTCTTGTTTTTTACCTGCGGCACCAGCAGCATTTCCACCAAGAGCTTCAATTAAATCTTCATCGGTAAAATACATCAAATCGTTTGCACCCATAATTTTATTATAAAGTGGATATAATCCTGGATCAATTGCGTCTAGTCTATCTTTATACATTTGGTATGCAAACTGACCACGTTTTCCTTTACCCATTATAATTGCGTTGATTACATTTCTCTTTTCAATTTCTAATTGTTTCTGTTCTTCTGGTGTAAGTTCATCAATATCAAAAGAAAAATTTGGGGGTAATGGAAGTTTTTGTTCTTTTTGTGGTTTCATCTTAAAAATTCCTGGGTCAATTGCTTGTTCACCTAAAAATGTTAGCATATTAACAAAATCAAATTCATATACAACACCACCATCTTTTCTTTCCTTAACAACCAATCCTTTTTCAATCGCTTGCTCCATATTATCAGAGTAAGGTAACCAACCTTCTTCTTTTGCCGCAATCTCAACAGCCAAATCTCTTAATTGTTCTTTATACCTAGGTTCAAGTTGCATAGCTTGTCTAACAGCTTGCATTTGTGCTATTTGTATTGCCATTTTAACTTGTGGGTTTGTAATATTTTGTTCAGTACCAAAATACCTTTTTACGTAATCAACAACTTCTTTAAATCTTTTACCAGCAATTTTTTCAACATCTGAAACACCACCTCTAAAAGCTCTATTTTTTGCGTAGATACCTTCTGGGTCCTCAATTCTTTGTTGAGTTCTTGGGTGCATTCTTTCTTCGTAATCACCATAATCAACAGGTGCTTCCTTTACTATTTTTCTTACAAGTCTTTCTAAATCTTTATTTCCCATTTTTTTAATTTCTTAGAATTGATGTTATTGCTGACATAAAATCATTTTTTTGGTCTTCAGCTTTTGGTTGTTCTTCAACACCTGGACTTGGATCTTTGAAAGGGTTTTTCCTTCTTGTTGGATTTTTTGTTCCTGGTTTTGTTTTAGTTCTTTCTTTTTCTTTTGTATCTGCTTTTGGTTGTTCTTCAACACCTGGACTTGGGTCCTTAAAAGGATTTTTTCGTCTTGTTGGTGTTTTAGTTTTTTCTCTTTCTTTAGTTCTTTCTTTTTCTTTTGTGTTTTCACCCAATTCTTTTTCCATACTAAACATTTTTCCTATTGGTTTTTTCATCATACCTTCTTTTGTTTCTGGTTGAAACATAGTATTTTTCTTTGGATTGTTCAACATAAACTTTTCAGACTTATCGACTTTTTCTTGGATTGTTTTTAACAACTCACCTTTTGACATACTAGGCTCAATATGTTTTTCAATCATATTGAATATTTGTTCTTCTAAATACTTTTCATAATTTTCGTCTGTATTTTTTCTTGTTTTTCTTTTGACAGTTTTTTCTGGATGTTTTTTTTCTGGCATATTTTTATATTGTTTTTTTGATGTACTATCGGAAAATTCTCTAGCCATTTCACACCATTTTTTTTTCTTAACACCTTTACTTGTATTACATTTAGCCCAAAAGAATCCTTGTTGTGCTTTTGATTCAAATTTTTCACTAATCGGTTCAACTTTAGCATTTGATGGTAATTGAGCTTTTAAAGAACCATTTAAATCCATATTTATACCATTTACATTAACTTTTCCAGAACCAGTTACGTTAACGTTTTTCATATTGTCTTGTTCTTGACTTATTGAAACGGCCTCTGTTGATTCTTCTTTTTTATCTTCAGGTATATCTAAATCTTTTGCTATTCTATATACTTCAGCACCTAAGTCAGTAATTCTATTGGAGTTAGGTGATTTTGCGTGACGAGCAACCATTTTCATTTTTTCCAATGCTTCTTTATAGGATAAACCATCTGGATTTTCAATACCTAAATATTTTTTAATAAAAGCCTTCATAGATTTCAAAGAATCTTTTTTTGCTTGCCCAACATCACCCATAGGTCTGGATTTAAAAAATTTTTCAGATAATAATTTAACTTCGTTTGGTTTCATTTTAGAAATTGTACTAAAATGGAATCCATTTTCTAATAATATACTGACGTTTCTGTTAGTTTTCATAAACAACTTTTTTTTCAAATTGCAACACAAGATCTCTCTCGTATAATTTATCTTTTACATCCTGTTCTTGGTCCCCATATTTGAAAACCAATCTTTTCACCAATGAAAAATCAATTTCATCTTCTTTTTCCCAACCTAGGGCAATAACACCATCAATTGAATCTTGAACTGAAAATACATCGGAATTTTGTACCAACTCCAATGTAATTTCATTATGTGTTAATGTCCCAACTTTTTTTACGTGGTCAACATCTGGTGGACTTGGGTAACCGTTTGCCGGTCTTGCTTCCCAATTTTCACCCCAAACATCTTCCAAAGAGTCACCAAAAATAAATTCATAAATGTTTTCACCTTTATAATTAGGTCCCAAACCATTTATGTATAATAAGTAACTCATATTACTAATCCGTTGATAGTAATTTTTGTATTAACAACTCCTTCTTTAAAAACCAAACTTCCTTTATTTGTTTTTCCGACAAGAACTGAAATTGGATTTTTTTCCATATATTTTAATGCCATTCTTTCTTGTTTAATGTTTTCAGAAAGCATCTTAACATTTTTAGAATTTGTTTCTTTTATTTTTTCGTATTTTTCTAATTTTTGAATTTTTTTCGTTTCTTCAGAAATTATTTCTTTTTTCTGTGTTGTAAAATATTGTGAAATAATTTTATCAACTTTTGATTCCCCAAATGTTCCGTGTGAAAAATGATTATAAGTGTGTCTTGGTTCTCTAGCACCACGTCTAGTATATTCTTCACCCCATTCACTTGTCATATCTTTTAGACCTTGTGCCATTTCTGATTTAACACGATGATTAATTGCTTGACCAAGTGTCGCCATTTCACCTAAATCATATTCTGTCATTTCACCGCCAGCTGGTGGTGGTGGAGGTAACGCACCCTCTTCTTCATCAGATGTTGGTTCTGGTAATTCTTCATCACTCATTTCTTCATCTTCCAAATCTTCATCATCTTCTTCATCCCCTTCTTCATCTAAGTCACCTTCTAATCTAGATATTATTTCCTCTAAATCGTCATCATCTAACAAATCAACGTCAAGTGCGGACAAAATAGAATTTATGATGTACTTAACATCATTAGGATCCATATCATCTTCACTATTATATTTTCTAATTCTTTGTGCTAATTTACCTGTAAGTTTTTGAATTACTTTAAATGTTGTTCCACCTTCTTTTTTTGATTTTCCTCCATCTTCCGATTCTTCTTCATCACCCATATCATCCATAGGTGGTGGAGGCAATCCTTCTTCTCCTCCAGTTGCACTCATATCTGGTGGTGGAGGTAATCCTTCTCCGCCCATATCATCCATAGGTGGTGGAGGCAATCCTTCTTCTCCTCCAGTTGCACTCATATCTGGTGGTGGAGGTAATCCTTCTCCGCCCATATCATCCATAGGTGGTGCTGCCGGCATTGGTGCCGGAGCTGCTACTGGTTCTGGTGGAGGTAAAGCTCCTTCATCTCCAGTTGGTTCAGCTTTTTTTTTACCAGGAAGCTTTAGTTTGAACTTTTTTTTTTGTTCGGTAAATAAAGACATACCTTCTTCATTTCCGTACATTTGATTAAAGTCTTTAGCCATAAGGTTTAACTTTTTCAATGCCTGTGAGTAAGAAGGAAAATATTTTCTATTTTGGATAGGTTCAATATATTCATTTTCAAGACCATCATAGCTTTCTTTGATTATATATCCCAATCTTTCTCTTACGATTGTATATGTTTTACCGTCAGCTAATTCAGCTGTATATTCTGTTTTTTTATCTTCATTTACTGGTTGTGGAATAGATTCGTTGTATCTGGCAATTTCCATAATTCTACGAATTTTATCCATCCCTTCCAACTTTTCACTTCCGATAGGTCTTAATCCTCCCATAGTATCTTTTTTTGAATTAATTATTTTTCTTAATAAATATATCGATTATTAAGATTATTTTATTTTTTAATAAATTATTGATTCATAGATAATTTCTTATCTATCAATTCTGTTGGTATATTATATAGTTTTTCTATATAACCATTTCTTCTAAGTAGTTTAAAAACCAAATTTTCAAGGGACATTTCCCCACCTTTCTCTAATCCGCAGCTTCTAAACTTTTTAAGTTTTTCTTTATATTTTTTTACAATTGATTTTATTTCGTCTGGACTTTCATCTTTGATATTATCAACAACACCGTCTATAATATTCATCCATTGTTTTGATTTTTCTTTAATTAAGTTTTTATCAATATTTCTCATTTCTTCTTTCTTTGGTTCATTAACCCACATATCGTAAAGAATTGAATATACACCAGAACTAAATGCTACTTCAGTTTCGTCTTGAACAAAGCACTCAACATCATAACCAAACAATTTTATATTATGTTTTTGGTTAAAAACTATTTTTTTTAAATCAAAAAATTCAACATATAATTCTTTTGTGTTTTCAGGAAATTGAGAATAGTTTAGAACAATATGTAAATCAACATCAGAATATTTTGACCAATTATAGTTAGTCAAAGAACCAATCATTATTATATCTGTAATTAGGACATCTATACCTAAAAAATCTATAAACAAATTTGAAACTTCTAATAATTTTTCTCTAACTTCTGAATTTATTTTGTAACTTTTACCTTTTTTATCCCAGATTTTAGAATTAAGTTCGTCTTGTGTCTCAAAACTTTTTAAAATTTCCGAATTATTCATAATAATAAATACTCGAAAAATGAATTAACTTAATTTCTTATACTTAAAAGCTTTTGAAATGTTTGTATTAAAAAACGAACCTTGTGATTTTGCTGATCTAAATGAAGTGTAAGTTTGGTGTGGGACATCTTCATATTCGTATTTCATACCGTTTTTAAATTCTGTAATCATTTTTTTTGTCTCGGTATCATATTCAGTTCTAACGATATTTGAAGACTCAACTTCATTTATGATTTTTGTTCCTTTAATTTCTTCTTTAGTAATTGCCATAACTTTTTTATTTTAAATATATTTTATATAAAACAAAAATCCACCCTTTTGGGGTGGACCTTGTTATTTTAGGGAGTTGATTTTGTCTCTTAGTTCTATCGCCTTTTCAAAGTTCTGGGTTTTAATACATTCTTCCAGTTCTTTATTAAGCTTACTTATTTTTTCTTTGTTTTGTTCTAGATTTTTAATCTTATCCCTCAACTCCACAGCCTCTTCAAAATTCTGTTCATCAACAGCCATTTCAAGTTTTTGTTTTAATAAATCTAATTCATCTAATTTATTTAAGTCTCCTTTTACATTTGTAATGTAAGTAAATGTAATCGAACCATCTTCCGATTTGTAAGTTCTTTTTTCAAGGTTATTTAAACCACCAAAGAATGGATTTTCTGAATTAAACAATTCGTTAAAAAGTTTATCAAAGTTTCTACCAAACATAATTTTATTTTTTTATAAGTTTATTTTGGTTTATTTTTGACGAATTTTATACCAAAACAAAAAAAACTGACAAAATGTCAGTATATCTGACATAAAGTCAAATATTGACTACGAACCTATTTATGTCTAAAATTAAATAAAAAATTAAATATGGCTATAGAATTTGTAGATGACGGTGATAAGGGTAAAAAGAAAGATGGTGGTACCCCAGTTTTAGATAATTTCAGTAAGGATTTGATTAAACTAGCAGAACAAGGAAAACTAGATCCAGTAATTGGAAGACAAAAAGAAATCCTACGTATTGCTCAAGTATTATCTAGAAGAAAAAAAAATAATCCAATTATTATTGGTGAACCTGGTGCTGGTAAAACGGCAATTGTGGAAGGTTTAGCTATGATGATTCACGCTGGTGAATGCCCAAAAAACTTGGCGGATAAACGTATTGTGTCTTTAGATATTAATTCTATTGTTGCTGGTACAAAATATCGCGGACAATTTGAGGAAAGAATGAAGGTTATAATTGAAGAGTTACAAACAAGCCCAAACATTATAATCTTTATTGATGAGATACACACGATGGTTGGAGCTGGTAATAGTTCTGGTTCTTTAGATGCTTCAAACATCTTTAAACCAGCATTATCAAGAGGTGAGATTCAATGTATTGGTGCGACAACTCTTGATGAATATAGAAAACATTTTGAAAAAGATGGTGCATTAGAAAGAAGATTTCAAAAAATCATTGTTGACCCATCAACAAAACAAGAAACTTTTGAGATTCTAAAACAAAGTAAGGATAAATACGAAGAACACCACAAAGTTAACTATACAGATGAATCACTTTGGTTGTGTGTTGAGTTAGCAGATAGGTATATTACAGACCGTGAATTTCCAGATAAAGCATTTGATATTTTAGATGAGGTTGGTTCACGTATGCAAATAGATATTAAACTTCCAGAACATATTGAAAAATTAAAACAAGAAGCTTCAGATATTAAACAAGAAAAAGCAGATGTTATTAAAAAACAAAAATATGAAATGGCTGCAGAACTTCGTGACCGTGAAAAAAATATCTTGATGAAACTTGACGAAGAAAAAAAGAAGTTTGAGGAAGGGTTGAGAACTAGTAAACGTGGTATTCCAGAAGATTTAATTTATGAGGTTGTATCAAATATGACTAAAATACCAGTAAGTAAAATTAATATTGATGAAAAAAATTCACTCGTTAATTTGGAAGATTCTTTAAATAGTTACGTAATTGGTCAGGATGAAGCTGTTAAAAAAATATCAAAAGCAATCAGAAGAAATAGGGTTGGTATTAAAGACCCAAATAGACCAATTGGTTCATTTATATTTCTAGGCTCAACTGGTGTTGGTAAAACATTTTTAGCTAAAAAACTGGCAAAAGAAATTTTTGGTAGTGAAGATAGTTTGATTCGTGTTGATATGTCTGAATACCAAGAAAAACACACCATCTCAAGACTTATTGGTTCTCCTCCAGGATATGTTGGTCACGAAGAAGGTGGACAGTTAACAGAACAAGTAAAAAATAAACCATACTCTGTTATTCTTTTTGATGAAATTGAAAAGGCAAATAAAGATATTTTTGCTACATTACTTCAAATGTTAGATGATGGACATATGACGGATGGTCTTGGTAGAAAAATTAATTTTAAAAACTGTTTGATTATTATGACTTCAAACATTGGGGTTAGAAAAGTTCAAGATTTTGGAAGTGGTGTTGGATTCAAAACAAATAATAATAGTGATGCAGTCCAGGAAGAGTATAAAAGAGATGTTTTGAAAAAAGAGTTGCGTAAGTTTTTTGCACCAGAATTTTTAAATAGAATTGACGATGTTGTTATTTTTAATTCTTTAGTAAAAGAACACATTGATAAAATTGTAAAACTAGAAATTGATAAACTTATTGATAGATTAATAGCAATGAAATATAAAGTTTCTTATGAATCGTCTGTTATTGATTTAATCGCCAAAGTTGGTTTTGATGAACAATATGGTGCTAGACCAATTAAACGTGCAATACAGGATAAAATAGAGGATCTTATTTCTGAAAAAATATTAACAAGTGAAGTCTTGGAAGAAAAAGAATATATGTTATTTGTAAAAGGAGAAGGTGAAGACCAAACAATAGAAATTGAAGATAGGACAAAACCAGAACCAAAGAAAAAAGGTAGAAAGAAAAAGGAGGATTAAAACCCTCCTTTTTTTGTTAATGTTTAGTATAACCAAGTTCTTCTATCATTAGTTTACCAACCTTAATACCGTTATAGGTATCTTCCACAACAACATATTCATTTCTTGTGTGATAGTTGTAATAACCAATTGAAATATTAAAACAGGATAGACCAAAATTTTGGTTTAACGGAAATATGTCCGTATAGGGGTGTCTGTGGTATTTGGTATCACCTGGAAAGTGCTCGGTAATTAAACGACTTCCGGTGTTAAAGAAATCAGTATCTCTTTTAAACATTGGTTTATTCATTAAGAACTCGGAAATCATATTGTTTTCTGGTGCATCAAATTGAATCGCATAACCAATATTTGTAAAGAATTTTGGGTCCGCATTAAATGATCCTTTACACCCAGTTTCTTCGGCAACAAAAAAAGCCGCTTTAAGATTGGGTAATTCTTTTAGTAATTCAAGACAAGCATATACACCACACTTATCATCACCACCAATACCAGTCGGTTCTCCTTTATCGTTATAGGCTTTAAGGGATAATTTAACCTCTTTTTGTGCATTTGGTAGTTGTTCCTCAACGACATTAATTGAATCGATTGTATGGACCGTATCTGTGTGTGCCACAACACAAGGGAAGTACTCAATATTTTCGTCGGTTTGTTTTGTTGCATATATGTTGTAGAAGTTATCAACATAATACGGGATTTTATTTTCATCCAACCATTCTGTGATAAAATCAATCATCAAATCTTCTTGATAAGTTTTTGTTGGTATAGACAACACTTGTTTTAATAATTCAAAATTTCTTTCCATACCACAAATATAGAAATATTATTTTGATTTACAAAAGTTTTTTTAATACTTTTCTTATATTTTCAAGTAATTCAGGATGATATAAAGCTAAATTCAAATCCTCAAGGTTACTAACAGATCTTTCTTCTTTCTTAGTTCCTTTCCAAACATCAAAATATAACCTATTTGTTTCTGGGTCAAACCTATGGAAAATAACTTGCATATTTTTCCCTGGTAACTCAATAACATTATTTAACCCACCAATTTTTATAACAGCATCAAGCATTTTATTATATTCTTCTTGATCAACACCGTCAAAATCTTCTTCAGTTTTTTCTAAAATCTTTTCAAGATTTCGAGTAAGTTCTTTTTGGAATCCTTCATCATCATAATCATTACACCAAACATTATATTCTAAATCATACCAACCACCAACAGTTATACCACCATAATTTTCATATAGTAATTTTAACATTCCTTTTAAATCCTCGTCTTCAGCGTTTAACATTTTATATAAATTTAATAAAATATTTACAGATGTTACAAATTTATAAGCGTGTTGTTTTTGTATGACACCAAAATTTCTAAATGGGTCATTTGTTTCGTCCATTAATTGTATTTGTACGGCCCTTGAAATACATTCTTCGTGGTATCTTCCGTATTCATATGTAATATCAGAGACTTCATCTGGAAATTTTGAACCTAAAACTCTTGCAATGGTAGAATACTCAACTTCATTATTTGTAAGACGTAAAGTAGGATTTATTAATCTTAGTATTTTATTTGTAATTTCAATATTTTCTCCCTTGAAAGCTGAAACAGCATAACCTTCTTTCCAGTCTTCTTCGTATCTCCACATATCAAAATCATAGTCGTAACTATACCTACCCATAAATCTTCTCCAGGTATATAAATCATCTTCATCTGTAACACCTAAAACTTCTAAAAAATCATCGTCATCATCAAATGTAATTTCAACTTTTGGTGATTTACCTTTTGTATAGTAAATGTGATTTATTAGCTCATCAGGATAAGACCATCTATTAACTTCTTCTCCTTTAGCTATTTTTTTTAAAAATTCATAGGTTTCACTTGCCATATTAGATAAATATAATTATATTTGTATTTATATATAGTTCTTTGATAATATGGGGGTGTTTTTGGATTTGACAGGTATCGGCTGAGGAATAAGGGCACGTAGGGACTGAGTTAATCTCTTTAAAAACTGACTTAGAAAACAACTGGCAATGTGCTAAACAAAATGGAAACTCTTGGATTAGTAAGAGGTTCTGAAGTTACTGTAGCTTAAGAAGTTTACGGAAACGGGGGGTCGGCAGACATATAACCTAGCAACAGAAGTCGTAGTTTGATAGAGCACACCGGATGGCTCTCTAAATCCGATTCGGGACCATTGGTTGTTGATTTACGATGGTGAAGAACAAATCAAATATTTTGGGGTATTAGAAAATACCAACCTAAACGTGTAGTCCTTATCTGACAGGATATTATGGACGAGGGTTCGAGTCCCTCCACCTCCACCAATTAAAAAACCCACTCTTTTGAAGTGGGTTTTCTTTTTTAGGAGATATCCTAATTACTATTTGATTTTAGCTTTTACTGATTTTTTATATGTATCAGATAAAGTAACACTAACATTACTATCATCAATCATTTTAATTGTTGCCAAATTTCCAATTGCGATATTTGACATTTTTACCTGTTTACTACTTACACCAAAATCACCAGAATGGTCAACAATTATTCCTTGGTATCCATTAGGAGTGGATTCATCAATTTCAATTTCCAAAGTACCAAAACCATCTGTCACTTTAACTATTTCACCAACTTTTAAATTACCCTCCATAATTACACGTCTTATAATTCTTGTAAGATCCGACTCAGTTAATCTAATTATTCTTTTCATAATATCTTTTTATTTAGATATAAATATTATATAAAAACAAAAAAAAATAAATTAACTTAGATTTTTTTTTGATTTACCACCCACTAATTAAAAAACCCACTCTTTTGAAGTGGGTTTTCTTTTTTAGGAGATATCCTAATTACTTAACAGAAGTAGTGTCTTTTACTACCTCAGTTGCATTAGTTGTAGATTCTACAGCAGTTGCTTCTGGTGTTGCGTTTCCTGTTCCTTTTTCACCACAAGATGTCATAAGAGAGATTGTCGTGAAAATTGTTAAAGAAATTAAAAATAATTTTTTCATTTCGAATAAGGTTTAATTAAAGTTTATTATACTATATATATAGTACATTTTTTGTAAAAATCAACAAAATAAAAGTTAAGCGGATAGATTTTGGTTATTAACAGCGTATGTATTTACAATATAACTTGAGAAATATTTTTTTAAGACATTTAGAATGTCTCCCCAGCTTATTGTATATTCTTCTGTTAACCACTGAAAAAGATTTTTTCCACCGTAACTCCAATTTTTAATTAATGCGGCTAGTTTGGCTTTTGTATTTATCTGACTTAAAAGTGTTAAAAAATTACCAGAACCCATACCTTCTAATGCCGTTTTTATTTGTGTTGCGGTATTTTTAATTGTATTCCAATCTTGGGGTGTAGACGACCAACCTTTTGCAAGTTTAAATAAATTTGCAACTTTTTGTTGGTCGGAATAATTTTTTGTATATATCGTAGTTTTTTGAAGTCCTTGCTCCCAACCACTACCAGTGTTTGTTTCGTGCGCACCAAATCTTGCAGCATTTAACCATAATTGTTCTTTGATTAATTCGTGTTGTCTTTCTGAAATTATAATTATCATACTAATAAATATATCAATAAAAAAAAGACAACTAATTGTTGTCTCCTAATTTTTTTTAATAAGATCTTAGATTTTAAAAATAAGGCTGAGATTACACCTGTTATTGAGAACCTTTAGAGTCATTATTTATTCTACTCTTATCCACTTTCTTTTGGAAAGTATTTCTCAGTGACGGTCTTTTAGGTTTACCACTCCTTGAGGTTTGAATTACTCTCATCTTACTTGACTCTTTCCGAGGATGCCTCCCCAGTTCGTCCTTGCGGGACTAAAGGTTTTTCGGATAATTACACTTAGACTTGGGATCCTTGTGTGCAATGAACGGCTCATTACTATGTAGTCACCTTTCATCCAAACCTGACAGACACTTTTCCTTTTTGTAGTTAATAATTTAGTTTTATTACTTTCCATAAAGTATTTGTGTTGTGGATTATCAAAGTAGTGGTCTGTCAACCGAGCCAACCCATCTTTTGAACGAATCGATACTCAACTACTCTGTGAAATGTCCCCATCTCAATATTTCAAGACTACTTCGAGATTTAACCCTTGGTGGGGTCGAATCAAGGTTAATAACAGCACCACCTGTACATCAACATACCTTTCGGTTTTAAGTTTCCTATGATACTGGAACACGCAATGATAAAATCGGATAATTCTATTTTTTGCAATATTCCTACGAGTTATTCCTATTGGTGTTCCCACCTCAACTAGACGACCCACATCGCCCAATCACTTAACCACTTTCCCTACAGCGTTGCCCTCGGTACTAAAGGTTAAACGGTATCCCGCTTGTGTACTCAAGTTTAGTTACCTAAACCGCAAACCACTTACACAAATGATTCACTTTATCCTGGTTTCCCAGTTTATTTTATGGACTATACACGGCCCAATATCTTTATCAGTTTCATTACTTACTCCTGAACGGATAATCTTGTTTTCAAAGAACGTTTTCGGTCATTTCCGAATTTGTTTTACAAAGTTAAGACTTTTATTTTGATTTGTCAAGTACTTTGTGAACTTTTTTTATTTTTTTTCTACAAAGACGTGGTTTGTACCATATTTTGTTGCCATTATATGTGCAAACTCTAAATTTGGTGTAAAAACTCTTTGTCCTTCATTGTTAACGTATCCGTAGATTTCAACTTCAATTACTTGTGTTTCTTGTTCTGTCATTTTTGTTTGTTTTTAAATACATTACAAACATATATTAAATATTTGATTGTGTCAAGAAAGCTAAAGAATTTTTTTTATAAAATTTTTAATTCGAGTAATTTCTTCATTCAATTTGATAGCTTCCTCTTCTTTTTTTAAATCAATTTTAGGTTCCTGAATTTCTTTTACCTCACTACCACCAAAAATCTTTTCAAATTTAGTCATAAAAGATTTAAATTTTTCCAAATCAAGTTTGATTTCACCACCACCTTCATCAGAAACCTTAACATCAAACTTTTCGGCAATTGTTTTTATTTCACTTTTATTAAATTCCCTTTTACCCAGCTCCTCTTCAAAAAAATCTAAACATTCATCTAGAGTGTTAAATGTTTTATCTTTTAAATCACCTATGAAAGTTTCAGCTTCTGAATTTGATATTGTTTCGCCTTTCACTATTGAGTCTTTTTTATATATTACAAGTGATGCTAAAACAATTTTTGAAAAATTGTCTTTAACTCCTACTGAATCTAATTTTTCTAAAACACCTTTAATTATTGATTGTTCACCTGAAGAAAATGCTGTGTAAAATATTTTTTTAATTTTTGGTGTTGTTTGATCAGGTTTTTGTGTTTCATCTTTAGATTCGTCATCTGATTTTTCATAAGTTGAGCTACCGTCATCTGACTTTCTCGAAATATGTACGTGGTGGTGATGGTTTGGAAATCCGAACCACAAAACAGCTTTATCATTACCCCTTTCTGAATTAACTTTATAACCCATATCTTCTAGAGCATTAACAAATTTTACAATTTTATCGTAAATCCCTAATTTTTTTGCACTATTAACACCACTATATCCTTTACCATCAAACATTGCAACATCCACAGCTAAACCAGATTCGTGTCTTGTACCTCTTTTATGACCTGTTACCGCAGTTGTAATTGACGCTTTAGTTCCGGCAATACCAGCAGCTTTATCAACATCTGCCAGTAAAGATGGGTTAATCTTATCTTTTGATGGTGTGCTACTACCAACAACTCTATCTTTAAAATTAATATTCTTATATTTTGAAGTGTCCACGGATTGTGGTGCTTCATTTAATATATTTTTATTAAAACTAAAAGTAGAAATAGACTCATAAAGTCTATCAATATCCATAAGCTCGTTCTTTTTTCTAGGAGTATAACCCATTTAGATTTTCTATATAAATACATCAATGAATTAAAAACCATTCTGGTATATTTCTATTTTTCCAATTAACAAAAGATTTTTTTGCATTTATATAGTAATTCCTATAGGAATCAATAACAGATTCAGTCTTATATTCGTCTGGCATTGCTTTTGCCGGTTGGGTAAAGTCTTTATCTGGGATATTTGGTTTGTTATCTAAACACCATTCTATAATATCTTGTGATTTGTGTCTTTTACCGTATCTATATGTATATTCTTTACACAACTCCAAACCAAGGTCGCAAAGATATAAATAATTTGAAAGAGATTCCCTAGTCCAGATTGCGCAAGGATGGTTTTTATGGGATAACTTATATGGGGCTTCAGAACCAATAACCCAATGTACACCACATAAAAGTTGTGCTGTTTCAAGTATCATCTTAACTACGTGTTTATCACAATGATATTGTGCACATTTTTGTGTATCAAAATCTAAAAAAAATATATTCATAAAACAAAGATATAAAATATTTTTTAATCAACAAAAAACCCCACCTAAAAGATGGGGTTTACAAAAAATAATAATAAATTTATTTTTTAGCAACGATTGACCAGATAGCACCAACAAGTGTCATAACACCACCAGTAATTTCTGCAACAACACCTGCTTCGGCTAATCCTTTCATAACAACAATACCACCAACAAATGTTAAAGCGTGTCTAACAATTCCTAAAACTTGTTCTTTTGTTAACTTCATTTTTTTTTGTTTTTAAAGTTTATTTATATCTATAAATATATTTATATATTATAAAATTAGATGTTGGTATGATTAACGAAGAATTAAAATATATGAAATACCTTCTTGGATATCAAAGAGGTGTTGTAATTTCAGAACAAAAAATACTATTAGAACAAGATAAAACTGACTATGACCAGATTGCTAGTGAACTTACTAGTGCATATAGTGCAACATTAAACAAATATGGTTTTAATGAAATCAAATTATATGGTATTGATGAACAAAAAAATTTAACAGAAAATTATACTGGAACCCCAAAAGTTATAGGTTTAAAATCAAATAACCAAATAACATACTTCAACGAAATCTATAGTGAAATTTTTTTTAGTTACCCATTAGGTTCTGTTGAAAAATTTAAAAACCCAGTAAATAATAAATTGGAAAACCCCCCAAGTAATACTGGTCTTAATACTGTACCTTTTAGAGAAAGTTATACAAAAAAATATGCAAAAGTAGATGCCGATAATGCAAAATTAAGAGCCGCGTTTGATAAAGTAACATTATCAATTGCTACTAGCGTTGGTGAGTTAATAACACTTAAATCTAAAGGTGAAGATGTTACAGAACGAATTGAAAGTATAAAAAAGGTTGAGTCTGATTCACAACAAAAAACAACAGCAAAGCCAGGAACAACAGCAAAACCAGGAACAACAGCAACAGCAAAACCAGGAACAACAGCAACAACAAAACCAGGAACAACAGCAACAACAAAACCAGGAACAACTGGCGGTGGTAGTATGAATCAAATTTTTAGTGATGCAATTGTTAATATAACATATAACGATAATTTAAAAAGTTACACTGTTGAAGGTTTTGCTTCACTTGCGACTATGGGTACTGATAGTGCCTCATTAGTAAAAAAGGTTAACGAAGCAATTAGAGCTCAGATTTTAAAAAACACAACATTAGTTGCCGAAGGAAAAAACGGTAACTTACACATGACTTTAGCTGAAGTTCGTGGTGGTGCTAGCAATATTATGAACGGACAAAAAATTGGTTGGGATATTACTTTTAAAGGTGATGATTATAAAAACCCAATTTTTAATAGTGATAAATTAGATCAAGCACTATATGGTAAAAATTATGCTAGTAATAACACTTTAGCATTACAAAGAGCTACAGAGTTTTTAGGTAATCTAAAAGCTGCTCTACCAAAAAAAGATGCAAATGGTGTTGGAATTAAAGTGGCTGGTTTTTCTAAAGATAAAGTTGTTGCTTACACAGTTAATACAGGTGGTGTTCCTGATGATAGTCCAGAAAGAACTTGGACAGGTACTAACGGAGTATCTAAAGTACCTGGTCAACAGGTGTATTTTAAACTCACAATTAGAGTGTTAAAAAATATGCCTAATGGAACCCAAACAAGTAAACCTTGTTTAACAAATTCAAAAATATCAATTGATTATTATCAAGGAAACAATCACTCGTGTGATAAGGCAACATTTGATTTATATTTGAACGGTGAAGTGTTAATTGGTACGGCTGACATTGGAAATGGTGTTTTATGTAGTTCTGGTATTATCTTAGATGAAAAAGGAAAAAAACAAACAGGACAAAATTTAAACTTAAAAACTGTTGGTGGTGATAGAAATGTTGGTGGTACCAGAACAAATACATTTACAATAACAGCAGCTTTTGCTGAAAAAGTTATGGCAAAAAGTAAAGTTGGTGAAGTTGAAATCTGGTTAAAGGGTAAGGGTCATAAATACTATTCTGATAGATATAAAAACTATCTTGATATGACTGATCCGAATAATGCTTGTATGACAACACACATGGAAACTCCATTTATTAAATTTACAAAACCAAACGGAACTGTGGTTGATTTAGGTATGCCATACGGTACTTTCCCAAGGTGTGGTGGATGTGGGGGAGCTCCAGAATGTGAGGCTCAATTTGTTATAAGATATAATCCTTGTAGTAACGATAAAGCAACCGCTGTTATTAGTTCTGGTGTTGGTAATTTCTAACGAAAACGTATTGTAACCCAATAATTATCGTATTGGTCAACAAAAATACCAACACCCATATATTCTGATTTTTCTCTAAGTAACTTTGTGTGTTCAGATGACACTAAAAATCCATCAAGAATAAATTTTGAATTTTCTTTTGTACTTTTACTTGTTGCAAAACTTTCTTGACATATTTCAGATTTAAAACTAACTCCGTCCATTTTAGCATGGAAAAGATTAACAACTTTATACATAGTAATACTATGTTCTTTACAACCAAAACTTAGTGTTGTATCGAGTTTTACTGTATTACCATTGTAATTTTTTTTATAGATTTTAAATTCTTCAAATACGGCTTTTTCCAAATCACTCATTTGAGAAAAATAAACAAAATAAAATAGGATAAATAAGGTTGTTATAATTGTTTTCATACAACAAAGATATAAAGTTTTTTTTAATTTACAAACTATTCTTCATCTTTAACTTTAAATAATTTTTTAAAAGTACTTTCCCACTCATTAATAGCAGGTCTAAGAGCGATGAAATAACCAACAAGACCAATTAAAAATGGTATAATTGCAAATTCACCTTCTAGAAAATTCACAAATAAAATTGAACCAAATCCTACAAAAACAACCGATAGAACGGTTGCCAAAACTGTTAATAACGCATCTTTCATAATATATAATTTTAGATGTCAGGGTGGGATTCGAACCCACAATGAGCGACCTTATAACTTCTCGCGTCCAAATTGCTCTTGGACCGTGGTGTCTTGGGGACTCGGCACCATGCCTCATTACACTCCTGACAAACAACGACTCTTCAGCCTTCTACTTCCAGCACCGAGAACCTGTATATAGCTTAGCCCATCTCACCGCTGTGTGGGAACTGAAGTTCATCGTCTTTTTTTAATTTTAAAAAAGGTGGAGATTTGCACCAACATATGATCACCCACATGTCTCGTTTCTTTTGTTTTTGGTACTCCACCATTGTAAGTTTCCCTTTTATATCTTACACCACCATTCACGAGATATCCCGAATTCTCCAACGGTTGTTACTCTACTACCAGGAATCAAGCAACCGATTGTAGTCAGGACAGGACTCGAACCTGCAACAATGTAACCATTAAGGATGTGATACCATTTTCACATTACACATTACCTAACTATATTTTGGCGGCTCTAACGGGATTCGAACCCGTACCACACGCCGTGACAGGGCGGTATTGTAGCCATTCAACCATAGAGCCAAAATTTTGTAGTCTGTACGGGATTCGAACCCGTGACTTCGCCGTGAAAGGGCGACGACTTAACCCCTTGTCGAACAGACCGTTTTAATTTGGTTTTACAAAGATAGTTAGTTTATTTTAATCTACCAAATCTTTTTTTAAGTTTTTTCTTTAATGTTTTTGCAAAATCAGATTTAAAATTAGTCTTAACAAATTTAACTTTTGATGATTCTGAAGTTCCTGATAAAACCATATTTTCCATCATTTATTCTTTTTACTCGTTTATTTTTTGAGCGGAAGAAGGGACTCGAACCCTCAACCACCTGCTTGGAAGGCAGGAGCTCTACCAATTGAGCTACTTCCGCTTATTGTACTGACGGTTGGATTCGAACCAACGTTTTAAACTTACCACTACAGGCATAGATGATATAAGCATCCACTGGTACGTCAGCATTTTAGTTGCGGGGGCAGGATTCGAACCTGCGACCTACGGGTTATGAGCCCGCCGAGCTACCACTGCTCTACCCCGCAATATGGTAGTCAAAGAAGGATTCGAACCTATCACGAGATAAATGTGAAAATCACCTTACCCCAAGGAGTTTTGAGTATTATCTCCCAGCGTCTACCAATTCCGCCACTTGACTGTTTTTTGTAGTTCAGTAGTTAAATCAAACTCTCGTTTCACTATCTTGATTTAACAGGTTGATACACTTTACGAGTTTCCCGTTTCTTACAACCACAATATTTTAAAATCACTTTCACCCCCTGTATAGACATACGTCAGATGCTTAAGGTCAGCCTTAACTATTAAGGGAGCCACCCGTGATTTTTATTTTTAATATTTCAAAGAACCCTTTTCCTTATTTGTTTTACAAAGATATGTATTTTATTTCAATCTACCAAATCTTTTTTAAACTTTTCTTTTCTTGTGTATTTTTTTTTATTACGATACACATTTGGTCTTGTTGCCATCTTAATCTCCTGATATGTAATCTCAATTGTTTTCATCGTTATATAGTCTTTGAACGTGTTTAATTATTTTATTTATATCTTCTTCTGTTTGGAAAGTCAAAACATCATTTGTTAGTTCTGTATCATAACAGATATCCCAATGATTTTTTGTTCCTTTTAAAATTGCAACCTCCCAGGTTTTATCATCTGTGTAAGACGAATATCTGGTACTATAAGGATGTTTAAATCTAACAACAGAAAGTCCGTATCCACCAGGAAAAAAAATCAACCCTTGTGATCCTTCACCAGCATTATGTTGTCTAAACTCTATATCCTTAAATGTTATCATAAAACAAAAGTATAAATAATTTTTTAATCTACCAAATTTATTTTTTGTAGTCCGAGAGGGACTTGAACCCTCACACCCAATGGGTAACAGATTTTAAGTCTGTCTTGTATACCAATTCCAACATCGGACCATTATTCACCAATATTTCAAAGAACAAAAAAACCCCTCTTTTTTAGAGAGGGGCTTCAAAATTTTTATATGTATAAAATATTACACCCTCTCCTTGAAAGAATCCTCAGCTAAATCGCCTCCTATCAATGATATGTGTAAATTTTTCATTTGCGGTTTTTTAATTTTTTTATAAATATACTAATAATTTTAAAAGTGTCAAGTTTTATTTAATTTTTTAATCTAATCTACTAACAATACCCATAGCAAATCCTTCAATGTGAGAAATTTCGTCTTTAGATAAAGTATCATCTTGTTTTGCGTCATAAACTATCTGATATATGTCATCAACAAAATATTCCATTTCCTCACTTTCAATATCAAGACCTTCCCAATCAAGTTTATTTGCAAATTCACCTAGTTCTTCCATATAGAAGTCAAATTTGTTTTCTTCGTTTTCCCGAATTACTCGTTTAACAATACGAGCTAAATCTGATTCTGTTAGTCTGATTACTTTTTTCATTTTAACATTTTTGATAATTCAGCTTTAATATCACCCATTTCGTTAAATTTAAAATCTTTTCCAAACCTACTACCTTCTTTTTTTACTGTAATAGCATTTCTTCTAAACATAACTTGACCTACGTGTTCTCCATCACAATGAACCTCAAAATCGGTTCCAACTTGTTTTACTTTACAATCTTTAGATTTTAAAAAATCTTTTATTTTATCTCGGAAATTTTCCATCTTAACATCAAGGTCTTTTTCCTTTGATGATTTTTCAATATTTCCTTCCTGGATTACTCGTTTAACAATACGAGCTAAATCTGATTCTGTTAGTCTTATAATTTTTTTCATATCAACATTTTAATATAAATATATTGATAATAAGTTTTGTACCCCCGGAGAGACTTGAACTCTCACACCCTTCGGCACTGGTGTCTAAAACCAGCATGTCTGCATTCCATCACAGGGGCATTTTGTTGAGCTCAAGGAGGGATTTGAACCCCCGTACTCGGTTTTGCAGACCGGTGCCTAACCCCTCGGCCACCTGAGCTAATATATTAACGGCAGTGGTAATCTGCCGCTTTTGTTGCAATTTGATTATGGGGTTTTATATTTGTTTTATACCCCAAGGATGTCGCCCACCCAACAGCTGGTTGAACCAGTTTTGAACTGAAATGTTTTTCATCACTATTAAAGTCCAAGTCAATTTCAACTTTTACTTTTACTTTCTGGGTTAACCATTCGGCAACCTCAATTGAATAATCGGCCTCATTCCAAAGACGTGTCCATTTATCTTTTATTTTTTTCACTTTTTGTTTGTGAAGAATATAATGAACACCTCTATTTCCATACCTATACGCTATCACCGTAACATACACGGTTGATCTTCTGTGGTTTTGTGAGTCAGTCCCAATGTGGACTTCCACCCAGGGACATTCTTTTAGAACACCCAAAGTGTGATTAACCACATCTGGTATTGCAACACCATTAACCGTTCTAAAAACTCTGTTCATTTTAGTTAATTTTAATTGTTTGTGGACAGGGAGGGTGTCGAACCCCCGACTCCAGGATCTTCAATCCTGAGCTCTACCAACTGAGCTACCTGTCCTTATTTTAGCACGTGGTGTAGGGATCGAACCTACCCGGCGAGGTTTTGGAGACCTGCCCGACGCCCTGTCTGTACCACGTAAATTGCCCGACCTAGCTCGGGACCGACATCGGATCCGTACCCCCTCAGAGACTCGAACTCCGACCTGACACCTTAGAAGAGTGTTGTACTTCCATTATACGAAAGGGGCAAATAAAAGATGATGAACAACTTTATCAGGAATCCCGTAATTATACTTCACACACCATTAGAGAGTCGGGTTATTACATCAATACAATTAAGATTGAATACCTATCCTTAGTTTGCACCCTTGCGAACACCTCTCCGTGTCCGTTGTTCTACGCCTTTTATCATCTTTTGTACCTTCGGAGAGGGTCGAACTCCCAATCATCAGATTCGTATTCTGAGGCTTTTCCATTAAGCTACGAAGGTATATTGTGTGTATGATGGGTCACGATCCCACGACCTCTGGAATCACAATCCAGCACTCTACCAACTGAGCTACATACACCATATAAGTACCGATAAAGGGTATCGAACCCAATGACATCCAGGATATGAGCCCGGACCGAAAACCTTTTCTATCGGCAAGTTGAAGAAGATATTGGAATCGAGCCAAATACCCGAAGGTACATCTCGCTTAGCAGGTGGACCCTATCTCCATCAAGGTTTATCTTCCGTAGTGTTCACGACGGGTTACGATCCCATTACCTCCGACGTATCAGATCGGCGCTCTACCAATTGAGCTACGTGAACAATTAGATACTTTAGTCGTGACGAACCCATCTGTCACTTCTTACTAGATTCTTGTGGTCTACTTACTTAAGACGTTACCACTACGGGGAGCCCAACATTGTATCTTTGGCGGACTAGATAGGGGTCGAACCTATGACCTTCGAGTTAACAGCTCGTTGCTCTGCCTCTGAGCTACTTGTCCTTTTGTTGTGGAAGTGGTAGGGGTCGAACCTACACGCCTTTCGGACTTGATTTACAGTCAAGCGAGCCAGCCAAATGCTCAACACTTCCTTATTTTTACAAAGATAATACTTTTTTTTAATCTACCAAATTTTTTGTCCCCCCGGCCGGTTACGATCCGACTCTCCCCATATTAAAAGTATGGTGCTTTCCCGATTAAGCTACGAGGGGTTTTGTTTGTCATACTTGTCACTTTCCATAACACTTGTTTTTATTTGTTTATTTGTTAGTCGAATGTGTACGAATCGAACGTCTCCCGAATGTCCCAAACATCCTGTGCAACCATTACACCACACACTCGTTATTTTTTGGAGGAAGCCTGAGGTGTCGATCCCCATACGTGTTTCAGTACCACTAGTTTTCAAGACTAGGTTTAGCGCCGGCTAAATTAGACTTCCAATTTATTGTTGTTCCCCAAGGACTCGAACCTCGATTCCACGGACCAAAACCGCGTGTCCTGCCATTAGACGAGGGAACATTATAAGGCCAATATGTCAAAGAACTTTTTCTTTTGAGCTCCGTACCAGATTCGAACTGATTTTTCTTGATTACAAGTCAAGCGCATCGCCATCAATGCTTACAGAGCAGGTATAAAACAAAAAACCCAAGGTTTGTTGCCTTGGGTCTTATATTCCTTTATTATGTTGGTTAATCGTTATTAACTCATAAATGAAAATGCCCTAGACGGTTTAAGCGTATTATAGCAGAACGACCACTGATTGCTCGGTTGCTTGCTAATGACCATATGTCTAAGATTTGTTTTCATTTTTTATTATAAGTATATCGTTATTTCTAAAAGTTTTAATTTCTGTTACAAAGATAGGTATTTTTTTCTAATAAACAAGTGTTTTTATTAATATTCCCAACTTTTTTTCTTTTTTGGTTTGTCTGTACAAACAATTGGTTGGTCTATTATATCCCACCTTTGACTATAAACTTCTTCTGATATTGGTTCTTCTTCTTCGTAAGTTAACATATCATCTAAAAGTTCAAATGTCCTTTCTAAGTTTTCACATATAAAATCACTAACTTCTTCTGATGTACTTCCATTTACTGGAAGTTCAGCTTCAATTCTATCATCACCATATTCTTCATCAACACAAACAAGAATTGACCCATATTGGTTAAATTCCATACTTGTAAGTTTATTTCTGGCAACTTTGATTTTACAGGCTTCACCTGTCATTGGGTGGGTGTACTTGATATCTTCTTCGGAGTACTTTTCTTCTTCAATAATCCTTTTAATAAGTCTTATTAATTCAGATTCCGTTAGTCTTATCTTTTTCTTCATAAGAATAAATATCTTGAAGATATGAAAAATAATCTTCGGAATTTATAAATTCATTATGTATTTGTTCAAATATGTCTTCCATAATATTTTTTTAGTGATCCCGTTTGGATTCGAACCAAAGACCTACTGCTTAGAAGGCAGTTGCTCTATCCAGCTGAGCTACGGGACCAGATTATCAAATCTTTTTAACTTCGTATTTGTGACCTGAATCTGAGTTTAATTCAAATATGTCCCTCATCTCTTCGGCAATTTTTTGAGAATCAAATTCCCAAATTTCTCCTTGAGTATTTAATAAGATTACTGGAACTCTTTTTTTACTTTCTGTTTTGATGTGTTTAATTATTACGTACATATGATTTTTTAATAAAATATATTGATAATACATTAATAAATCAAATCCTTAAAGAATCTTTACCAATATTAAAATCTTTACCTTTTGGGGTTTGTGGTTTTTTATTTACTGAAACACCTTTTGCTTTATTTGCCAATGAATTTTTGTCTATTGGTTTTTCTGTTTCGGAGTCTTGTTTTACTTGACTAATCGGTGGTCTTTCTTTTATTTGTGATTTTGGTGTTTGTTTAACTTCTTGTTTTACGTAGTTCCTGATAGGTTGTGGTTCGGAATTTTTATTTTGTAGTAAAGCTAAAGGTGATATGTTTTTTTCAGCTCTTGGTATATTTGGACTTGTAATTTCTTTTCTTGGTGTTGTTAGTGTTTGTTGGTGAACTATAACATATGGTTCAACCACCATATTCTGTATTGGTCCAATAGAATTTCTTTGTCTTGCTAAAGTTCCATAGTGAGCCCTTAATTTTGACCCCATACCAGTATCTGGTCTACTTGTTAAACCATTTTTATGTATTCTTCTATAAAAATTAATTTTATTTGTGAATTTAAATCTATATTGTTTTAAACCATATAATCTTGCCATAAAATCAGAATCTGCCGCACACATCCAGGGTTCAAACCCGTTCATATAGTCAAATATGTCTTTTTTTATTGCAAACACACCTTCACCAACGTGTTTTTTTGTTTGTGAATCAAAAGGTTTTCCATCGATAAAATTTGTATAATATGGTTTTACACAGTCGTGGGTCATAAGACCATTAATCGAATCCTCAACCATATTTAAATTCATAATATCATCTGAACCAAAAAATAAAAGGTTTTTTGAAAGTGCTAATTTAGATAAGGTATTAAACACAATATAAGGCCCGTTGTTTTTTTCAAAAAAGAAAAACTCAAAATAACTTGGATAACTATGTGATTCAATATGTTCTTTGGATTCTAAACAAGAATCAATACCAACTAAGACTTGTACTTTCTTTTCACCAATTGAATTAATAATAGAACCAAAACACTCTTCTAGATATTGTGTGTTTAGATATGTTGATATTATTATTGTAAGTTCGTATATGGATGTCGAATCTATTGAATTTTTTATATTAATATTCCAATCTAAGTCATTAACACTTAAATTTGTTTTTGAAAAGATGTTTGGTTTTGTATCAAAGTATGATTCTCTGGCATGACTTATATTATTATGACCGTGTGTATCAACACTATCATTATATAATTCATCATCAAAATATCTTCTGAAATTTCTGGAAGCTTGTTTACAAGAAATTATTGAGTGATTATATATGTACCCATCAATACCCTTTTTTAATGGTGAAAACGGTAATGTTTTGATGTATTCCGTTTTTAGTGACATATTAAGATTTGTAAAACCTTTATAGTCGTATAAAATAACTCTATCACTTATAAATGAATAGAAATAACCTTTTGTTTGGTCATACCAATCATAGTCTTCATTTACTATTTTTTCATAACTTATTTTAAGTCTTGTTTTTGGTGAATAACAATCGGCAGCCTGAAGTAAAAAACATTTTGATGATTCACTTACGTTTTTTCCAATTTCAATCCATTTTTCAACTAATGAAACTTTTTCATTATTTGTTATGTATATAATCCTTGAACAATTAACGGATTTTAGTTTTTCAATATACAAATCAATTAGTTCTGGAAAAACAGATTGTGCGTGTTTTTCTTCATAAACAATTAATTCCCAATTAAAATCAATATTGATTTGTTCACATAAACTTTCTATAGCTATCCAAGCAATACTTTTACTATTGTAAACTGGAAGTGCTACGGTTAATTCTGGTGTTATGTTATTTTCAAATACGGTTTCTACTATTGTTTGATTCATAAAAATAAATATAAAATAAAAAAACAATAAATGAATAGGTCGAAAAACAAAATAGGAACCGAAGTTCCTATCTTGCTAGATACTTAAACACCTCCTTCTTTTAGATGGTTTATTCTTATTCGGTAACTACACCAAACAAGTATCCTTAGTATCCTTTTCTTTTTATGTTTGTTAAAATTTTAGTTAAAGCAGATTCAGTAAGTTTTAAATTTTTCTTTTTTGTTATTGCTTCACTTAAATTTTTCTTAACAGTTTTTTTTACTGATTCGTAAACCGAAAATCTTTCTGTGTAAAAATCTTTATCGATTAATTCACCATTTTCAATTTCAGCACCATTTACTTCTTCACCTCTTAATAGTCTTATAATTTCTTTTAATCCTAATTTGTTGTTGAAAGCGTTAAATGGTAACTTATCTGGGTCAACTTCTGTAAAATCACTTCTTCTAAGTGGTCCTTCGTTTTCAAATTGTGGTTGTAATTTATTTGTTGCTAAACATCTTTCAAAATAATCTAATTCATTACTACCTCTAAAAGACATTGAGCCACTTAAAGCTGCGTTCAAATAATCAATTAATTTTTGTCTTGGGTTACCGCTACATTTTGTTTTTTTAACACCAAATTCACCACTTCCAGATTGTACTTGGAATATTGGTAGTCTTGATTCGTTACCAAAAAAATTTCCGAAAGTAAATTTCTTATATTGTGATTTAGCGTCCGATTTAATTGGTGTTAACGCAGAATAATTTTCTTTATCAATTTCTTCACCAGCATATTCCTCATCTTCAAAATTATCTGGGAATTTTAATTTAAATTCTGACAATCCTTCAGCATCCATTAATTCGTTGAAATCTTCAAACCATTCGGATCTTGCTTCATAATTATTTATTGCATACTGAAGACTACCCATACCACTAACATAACCTCTTTCTGGGTTTTTATTCATTTTACTTATTGTTGTTTTTGGTGACATAGTATTTCCATCTTCATCAACAAATCCAAATAATTTTCTAAGTTCATCTTTTCTACTTCCAGTAACAACTGTTGTTACACCTTGACTTCCAGAACCTTGACTTCCAGAACCTTGACTTCCAGAACCTTGGTTACCACTAGTATTTTGTGATTGTCTTTTTTTCCTTTCAATTACAGCACATTGTGATTCAACTTGACCTAATAAAGATTCTAATTGACTCATATATGATTCATCTTCTTTAGTTAAAGCAAAACCCAATTCCGCTTTCTTTTTTGCAACATCTTCTTTTGCTTTAGCTAATTCAGCTTTATTTTCTGGACTACAAAAATCTTTAGGATTTTTTCCTTGTATTTGTGCTCTTGCATTATCAATTTCGGTATTAATCTTACCTTTAGCTGGATTAATAGCCAATTTTTTTGAATTACTATTATCCCATTCGTCAATAAGTTTTAAAGCTTTTTCTTTTATAGGACGCATAACTTTTTCAGTCTCTTCCACTTCATTAAAATTACTTGGAACACTTGTGCTACTTGAACTTTGATTAGTTGTGCTACTTGAACTTTGACTAGTTGTGTTACTTGGACTGAAATTCCAAGAACTACCGAGTATCGGTGCAAAGTCGATTTTTTGTTCACTTAATTTTCTTCTTCTTTTTGATTCTAAAAAGACATTAGAAGCTGAAGCATCACCTGGTGACCAAGTATAAGACGGATTTGTAATAATTTCACCTCTTTTTTCCATATAACCATATTGTAAATCAGGAAATAATATTACAAACAAATTTTCTTGTGAATATGTCACATCAGCTTTTCCAGAAATTGGTGTACCATTTCCGATTGCTGTTATTTTTCCTTGCTCATTTCTTGTACATTCAAATTTCTTAATGTAACAATATCTATAAATTGAACCGTCTTTAGCTGCTAAATCAGAATTAGGTTTAAGTTCTTGAATGTAACCGTCATTAATTCTTCCAGTATCAATTAATTTATCAAAAAATTCTTTTTGTTTTTCTGGTGTCATTTTACCACCTTGAGTACCTTGGTTTTGATTATCTTGATTTGGAGAACCACTACATATTGTAGAAACATCATCATCACTAAAAGTTGTTTTACCAGTTTTTAATTTAAGAGCTTTTTCAGTTTTTGGCCCAAATTTACTATCTTGTGATGCACCAATACATCCTTGTACTTTATATATAGGACCATTAGGATTTGGTGCTCCACTATCTTTACAACCATTTGAATAAGTTGGTCCAGAACATACAGAATATGTTGTAGTTGGGACTGGTGTAACTCTTGGTGTTGGTGTTGGACTAGGTGTAACTCTTGTTCCAGTTGGTGTTGGTGTTGGGGTTACACTTTTTGTTTTTCTATAATATCGTTTTGATGAACCAACACCGTCTTCACAATATTGATATCTTGTGGCGTCTTGTTCATACCATACTGGTTTTGCTGAAGTTGAGGATATTTTCTCAGTGTATCCTTTACCTCTACAATTTCCAGTTACGTGGGCTTCATTTATAATTTGAGACATATTAGTTAATAATTCTTTATTTTATTGCGGTGTGAAATTTTTTGTTGTTGGGTCCCATAATAGTTTTTGTGATCTACCATCAGATAATGTTGCTATATACATATTTTTAACACCATTTGGGTCCTTTTTAAGATCTGTAACAGACAAACCTTCTAAATCTTCACCAACACCATTTAAAGTGCCAATCCAAGCTTTAGCGTCCTCTATTTTTGGTTCTTTAGAAGTGTTATCACTTTCCCAGAATTTACCTCCACCATCACACATATCTTTCCAAAAACCTTGTAGTTCACCATCACCACCAATACCTTCAACTATTGACCCAAAAGCGCAAGGCAAACCTTTCCAAAAATTATTATCTATACCAATAATATCACCACCCAAAGATAAGGCGGTAAGTAAACCCCAAAAACCTAAAGCACAACTAGGTGCAATCCATAATGTTTTAATCGTTATTTTAAGGTCTTTACCACAAGCACCAGCAACTTTTTTAAGTAAATTTAAAATTTTTCTACCAAAAGAAGCAGTTCTTTCATCTGAAGACTTAGCTAGTTTTTGTCCTAAATCTTCAAATTGCTTATAAAATTGTGTTAGAGTTAAATTACCTTGTTTGTATATATTATATAAAACTTGTCTAAGTTTATCAGATTGTTCATCACTTAATTTAAATGCTGCCGAACTAAGACCAAAATCAAAAGCAGAATCAAATTCAGGATCCATACCTACTTGATATTTCTTACCAGGTATTTGTGGGTCATCAACTTTAACACCACCTGGATCTGGTTTAAAACCACCTGGAGCACTAGTTGGCCTTTTAAAATTAACCATTTCGTCAGCTTCAAGCTGTTTAACTGTAATCAAATCTCTTAACTCTTGTAAATCTTTTGGTACTGGAGTACCTTGTCTTTGAAGTTGATTAATTACTCTATCTAAGCTTGTTCCTATATCACCATAAAGGTCTGAAGCTCTTTGTGCAATTGACGGGTGTAATTTAGTTGCGGTTGCTCTTGTAATTAAATTAGTAATTTCCACACCCAAAATACCCGTTGGTGTGTTAGCAATTAATTTATCTGCAGCATCTTTTGTCGCTTTTCGATATAAAGTTTCAATTTCATTTTTTAACGATGGTGATTCGTCAAATAATTTAAGTAATTGATCTTCAGTTGCGTTTGCAATATCAATACCTTTTTTTAATGCTGCTGTTTCTAAAGTGTCAATACCATTTTTAACAATAACGTCAACATCAACATTTTTAGCAACAGCCTCCATTGCTTCATCGGTATAACCAAAAACACCTAATACTTTTTTAGTTAAACTACCTATACCTTGTTCCATAATTAAATTTAACCCCATCATTTCTCTGATTCGGTTAACCTCAACTAGTAAATTTCCTTTATTTTTCATATTTTTTTTTATTTATAAATATTATCGGTTTTAAAAAAGTTAACTATTAAAAATATTAATGTTGTTAATTAATACTTCAAAAGTACCATCTTTTAAGAAATTAACAAGACCAGGTTTTCCGTCCGTTGTTGTAAATTTCCAATTTGTATTATTTGACGTATCATCCCATTTTTCAACGTCGTAGTTTTTTGTGTTTATTTTTTCAATAATTGCAATTTGTTTGTCCATTATACCAATTTCATCCATTATATCTAAAATAATAGTTTCATTTGTTTGTCCACCAAGAAATGCGTCCTTATATTTTTTTTGTTCTGCCTTTACAATTTCCATTGCGTCTTTATTGATTTTATCCTGATTAAAATATTTTTTTTGTACGGCATCACTAGCAATAATTTCTTTAATCATATTTGGATTTTCGGCGATTTGTTTTTTAAGAGTATCTAAAACAACTTCATTTGTTGTTTCTATACCAAGACCTAATTTTTCGTGTAATGTATTTATTTTCGCCAAATATTTAGAACCCTCAATTGTTTCACCAAATTGATTTGTTAGTTCACCAGCTGTTTTTTCTGATAAACCTACGGATTTGAAGTAATCAAATATGAATACTGTTGGCAACACAAATAGTCCTGCAATTGGTATTCCAGCCCTAACAAATTGTGGTAAAATACCAGTACCACTTCTAATACTAACATTCTCTTTTGCAACTTCTGCTACTTTTTCTAAAGCTGTTTTATCTAATTTTTTATTTTTTGCAATTCCTTCAGTAATCTTATCACCTTCTTTATTTAAAACCTCAATTAAACCCTTACTAAAATCATCTGGACTTTCTTTTAACATAGTAACAGCTGCCTTATACATTTCTTGTTGGTCTGGTGTTAAACTTAAAAGAAAATTTGCGGTTTTTTCTTTAGACGCATCCAAAACTTCAAAACCACCTTCTTGGGTAACTTTTTGCATAATTGTTTCGGCATCACTTTTTCTAAATATTTTACCACTTTTAATATATTTTGATACAGCTGGTACATTCGTAAAAAATGGTAAAAATGATAGAGCAATTGATAATACACCATCAGAATCTTTTCCTCTACTAAATTGATATACTGCAATAGGAATCATTAATCCCGCCTCAACTAAAGATTCTGTTAATACAGTTAACATTGTTACACCACCACCAAGATATCTCATTTTATCTAGAGCTAAAATTGTTCTTCCTAAAAGACCAACAATTCTACCAGCTCTTGCTGCTGTTAATAATACACCCGCTAAACCACCAGTAACAAGTGAGGCTAGAACACCAACACCAATTTCAATTGCAATACCCCAACCAGAATCCCACCAAGTATCAAAATCAGAAATTGTTTCAGTTTCTTTTGGGTCTGATTCATAAGGTTCTCCAGATCCTTTTTTGAAAAAGGCCATACCATTTTGTGTTATTTCAAAATTCAAACCATTCCTCCCTCCTTTACATTTCATAGCGGCTTCAGCCCCTGACATTGCAACACCGTCAATAAATGCTTGTCCTGCGGACGATAATTTTAACCTCATCGTAAAAATTGAATTAGTTTTAGGGTTTGTAAATTGATATATGTACTGTTCCTTAACGTGTACATCATCCCAAAACTCTTTACTTGGTAAACAATATTTTTTATTATTCTTCTCAATATACTCAACACCTTCTGGTGCCGGTGTTCCGTCAGATAATTTTTCGCCTAGACCAAAAGTTTTTACTTCAGAAATAAAGTTCTTTGCTGTTGTCCCTACTTTAAATCTTTTAATTTGTGGCTCCCCGACGTATGGGTCATAAACAATTTTAATTGGTTTTGCCATTATTGTTGGGTATTTTTTATTCGATTCCGGTCCAATTTCTAAAACGCCATATTCGTCAAATGTACCAACTTTTGACTTAGGTTGATTTTTTATATCGTTTGTTCCAGAAACTGCGTCAACATAGTTATCAAGTTTTAAATCTTGTTCAAATATAACACTACTAGGATTACTTCTATCGTAACCCATTATTTGTTTCATTCTTTGTAATTCTAATAAAATTTGTTTTTCCATAATTTAATTAATTTGAACCTGAACCATAATATGGGTTATTTCCTCTATTTGGGTATTGATAGTCCGACCAATTACTTGGACCTTCTTTTGGTCTATTTATATTTATTGGTGTTTGTGAATTAGAAGTAACTCCTTTTTCTTTATTATAAATATTCATTAAATATTCTCTAAAATTTGGGATACCATATGCTTCAAACCCACCTCTCGATATTGAATTAAAGTTCCCTGATTTCATTGCTTCATCAATAAGATCGTCATAGCGTTTTATATCCTTAGCATTTGTTATCGAGCCCCAATTTATATCACTTGTATCTCCAAACTTTGACCCTAAAAATCCTGTACTAACAAGATTTTGCGGCTTAGCAATATTTGAACCTTGGTCACCACCTAATTTTTTCGTAAACAAATCTTCAACATCATCTGGTTTATATGGTCCTCCTGAATTTTTGTTATACATTACATCGTATGTTTTCATATCAATACCTTCTTTTGGTACTGGACCTAATAATTCGTATCTATAATGGATAGACGGTGTTATTGCTTGATCTCCAGAAATGTTACCACCTTTTTTATAACCAGCAATTGCATTTTGTATGTCGGATAACATTTCTTGTTGTTTTCCACTATTAATAACATCAACAGGTATATAAATTGTAGCGCCTTGTTTTCCATATTGAACTCCGCCTGGTTGCATACTAGGATATGTTACACCATCTGTATGTTTAATACCACCAACTTTAGCACCTGCATTCCACTTTTGTGTTACTGGCCATAGTTTTTCTTTAAGAAAAACACTATCTACTAAATCTTCGCCAAAAACATGAAATTTCCAGCCACTCATAATTTTTGGTGATATCCCATTTGAAACCCAACCGGTATTATAATCTAACTTAGTTGCTAATTGATCGTAAGATAAGTTTTTTAAATAAGCTTGTGGGTCAGCTTCAGAGCTAACATTTTTAGATATATTTTGACTAACGTTACTTGGTTTTTTTGTTTTAAAATTAACCATTTCGTCAGCTTCAATTTGTTTAGCTGTAATCAAATCTTTTAATTCTTGTAATTCTTTTGGTATTTGTTTACCAGTTTTTTGTGTTTCATCGATTAAATTATCTAATCTTGTTCCTATATCACCATAAAGGTCTGAAGCTCTTTGTGCCATAGATGGATGTAGTTTAATTGCTGTCGCTTGTGTAACTAAAGTGGTAATTTCCGAAGGTAAAATACCTAGATTAGCAATTAATTTATCAGCCACATCTTTTGTTGCTTTTCGATATAAAGTCTCAATTTCATTTTTTAACGATGGTGATTCGTCAAATAATTTAAGTAATTGATCTTCACTAGCGTTTGCAATATCGATACCTTGTTTTCTAGCTGTTGTTTCTAAAGTGTCAATACCATTTTTAACAATAACGTCAACATCAACATTTTTAGCAACAGCCTCCATTGCTTCATCGGTATAACCAAAAACACCTAATACTTTTTTAGTTAAACTACCTATACCT